TTACTGCTTCATGATGGCCTCAAGCTTGGCCTTCAGCTCCTTACCTCGGTCATTGAGGCTGAAGAGTGCTACACGGAAGTCAGCAGGGTCTGGCCGGTAAGATGCAACGTCAATACCTGCCTTTCCGGGTCTTGCACGATCAGTGAGGTTCCGCATGTTCCTTGAGGCACGGCTTTTACCCAACTTGAAGCGGGTGTCAACCTGACTCACGGTTGCTTCATCGTTATCACAGAGGTGAAGGAAGCAGAGGATGGTTCCAACGGGGATGTCCTCCTCGTAGTCTCGAAAAAGGGATATTGCGTTTATCAACCGGTTCGTATTCATAGGCCTGTTTCTTCCTGTTCCTGTTCAGCGGGCGATGAAGTAGACACCCCCGAGTTCAAAGCAGGGGCTTCCCGCTTCCTTGTGTTCGATGAACTCACTTTCCCTGTCAGTGGCCGTCCATGTCGACGCTTGGCCAAGCCGTTCACTGTTGAAGACTTCATTTTTTGTTAGGCACTCCAACAGAAAATCCTGAACGACAAAAGTAAAGTCCACTATTAAGTTTCTCCTGATGTAACGACCATGTCAACGTCGAGATAGACACAATTTCAGTGACTTCTCGAATTAAGCGGGTGATTATATGTAAAGGAAGGCGGCTGTCTATACCAAGGAGCAAGATTAATGTCACATTTTATGCATGACAGCCGTCACAAAAACGTCAGGCTGCAAGGCGGGCCTGAACACTCGCTGGAAGATCAAACACATAGTCGTCTAGGAGCTGCTGCCGGCGTCTGGAGCGATGCAATCTGGAGTCACGGCGCTGCTGTCGGAGCGTGTCTTTGGTTCGCTTCTGCATGGTGATAGTCCTCAGTCAATCAGGTGGTCAAGGAAGATTACGATTAGCATGAGTCCAGCCCATCCCAGAGGGTGAGCCAGAGTGAAAGCCAGGAATTTATCCATCAGTTAAGCCTCAAGGACATGCCCCCTGCCCGGAGACCTCGGAGACGATCAACAGAGAACCGCCGGTAACCCCCTGCGTTCCTGTCCCAGATGGTCACAAGCTCCAGGGTATCCGCTGCCTGGGGGTCGAGACCCTTGGTCAGATACCGGTGGACACCCAAGCGACCGTTCAACTCTCGGATGCGACCGGAGCGGGTCTCGAAGGTGACACCCACGAACTTACCTTCCTGTTCATACAGCAGGTCAGTCATCAGGTTGCGGGCCTTGATTTGTGCTTGCAGTTTGCTCATGTTCAGTTCCTCATCTCACACAGTCGGTGTATGTAATTTGCTTTGTTCGTGACCCATTCGTCACGCGGTAGGTGCATCCCGGTGTCGCCCGTCCAGTCATTGAACTCTTCGTCATAGAACCCGATGGGTGCCGGATGTTCTTTCTGGAGGTCTCTCAGCTCGTTGGCCCAGGTCTGCCACTGATCGTCAGAAACCAAGCTGGTGCCCATCCAGTAGTACAGGTAGCTGTGAACCAGCATCTGGGCTCTACGTCTGCGTATCAGCTCTACAGGAGGTCCAGCAGCATCAGGCACTGGATGACCTCCTCAGGTAGTGGATATTCGGTCATCGCGTCACCCTTGACTCGTTATAGGTGACCTCCCAGTCCTTACTGGTTGGTGTCACCCTCAGTAGTTTCATGAAGGACACGTTATGGGCGATACCATTGGTCACCAGTACACGCTCCACACCCCGGAACAATGAGTTCTCCTGCGTGATTGGGAACCACAGGTCGTTGACCTGCAGTTTCCCGCTGGTGAAGTGAATAGCTCGATTGCCATTCACCTCGGAGACGATGATTACGACTGTTTCCCTCCCCATCATGCCACCTCATCCAGAACAACGAGGTCTGCAGTCAGACCCCGGATACCCTCAGCCACACGGGCGGTGACCACGTAGTCAACCTCCCATCCCATATTGGTCTTCTTCATGACCATGGCTGCGCCCACAACCTCGGGGTTCGCAGCTTCAATCTTGGCCATGGTGGCCTGCAGGTCAGCGCCGGGGCATGACCCACGGATGATAGTGATAGTGCTCATGCTGCAATCTCCTCGGCAGCTGGTTTGTTATCCACAAGCCATGTCCGCAGGGCATCCATGACCTGCTTCAGGCGGTTGACCATGTGTTCATCGAATGGGATGTCGATCAGGTGATTGGCCAGTCCATCGCCATCACGACCATACACACCCATAGCAGTGCGGATTGCATTCTCACTCGTAGGGTCAGCGTCATCCCAGTAGCCATCCTTTCCGTCATCAAAGAGAGTCACGAAGCGGGTGTCGAACTTGGTGAACGACTCGAAGTCAGCGCCCCCAAGCTTCAGTGCGGCCAGAGTCCCGGCCATGGTCTGAACCTCAAGGTCAGCCTCTACGAAGGCATCAAGGTCACCCTTCAGTGCGAAGTAGTAGGACAGGACAGCAGGCACGAACTCCCAGTCAAACGGCTCGTTGCCGCCGTGAATCCATGCTGTGTCCTCCCAGAGCTTATCCATGACCGGTGCCCAGATGACGGCGTACTCCCGCATCTCAGCGGTGCCGTTGGCTCCCCAACGCTCGGCAACCCAGCGGTTCAGAGCTTCAGGCTTCTCCACATCCCGGAGGTCACAGATGTTTTCCCAGATAATTGCGCAGGTGAGCATGCTTTCGTGGGTGTATGCAGTCATGGCTTCAGGCCTCAAACTTGGCACGTACAGTGCGTTCAATCAGGTCAGCATCAGGGTGGTTCGAGCAATCAGACACACTTTCATGTGGTTCATTGGCCCATATCATGTGGAAGGCCAGCTTGCGGTTATCCTTGGTGAACTGGATGGACGTCATGTCACAGCACATGGCCAGCTTCAGGTAGGCACGTTCGGTCATGTCCGGTAGAACCCTCTCCCACTCCTCACCATCGAATATGGCCCGGAGTTGGTAGCCCATGGCCTCGGCCTCGGCTCGCAAAGCCAGGGCGAATTGCTCTTTGACCATCCACTGCTCGGAGACCTTGCGCGGGTAGTAGTTCGCGTTTACAGGCACCTCGGGCAGCTGGGTCTTGTAGACCTCAACCGCGTGGGTGGCGTCATCGGCAGTGACCCGGAGTTCTTGCTCACAGTAGTTCTTGCCGAGGGCAGCGAAGGAGACGTCGTAGGTGGGCATGTCATCAGCTCCAGTCGATCTGGTTGAGGAAATCAGCGAGTTGTTTGTACTGGTTCTGGGTCTCAGGGTGCATGGAGGCCAGTCGCTCAGACCCAGCGAACTTGATCAGCTCCCGAGCGTGTGACTGGAAGTCACAGTCCTCGTTCTGGCAGAGGTCTAACCGGCAGGCGTACTCCTCGCCGTTGTCGAAGTTCACAGTGATCTTGGTCTTGTCGTACCCAGAACCCGGTGGGTTATCGTTCGCAGCCATCCGGGCAGTCTGCTCGAATTTCTCGAAGGGCATGACGGTGTTGTCGGTCATAAAGCGGCGGCTCTCAGACCAGTGGACAAGGACAGATACAGGCTTCATGGCTCAATCCTGATGATAGTGATAGTGAAAAAGGTAGGGTCTGCCTTACGACAGACCCGAGGTCAATTCTTTATGGTCAGACGTTGACCACGTTGATTCGTCCAAACTTCTCCTTGTACCGCTTGGCAAAGGAGCCGTGGACATTGATCGCAACGCTGGGGCCTTCGGCCTTGGCGCCATTGCATAAACCACAGGCCAGACAGGTCAGGCCGCTGGTCTCACTCAGGCACAGCACCTCACCCGGAAGCAGTGGGCTGTCCTCAGTCTTCACCCGGAAGGTACGCCGCCCGAACTTCTGATGCATGGCTGCAGCCTTGGGTGTATCTGCAGACACCATGCAGTACCGCAGGATGTCAGAGTTGAACTTCGGGTGTGCAATCTGGTGGGTGTAACCAGTGGTTCCAGCTGAGATAGCAGAGACGCCGTGCCATACGATTGCAGGCACTGCAGCTGGGTCACCATAGGAACCAAGGCGTACCATCCTGCCCTTGAACAGTGGGACAGTCTCGGCGCTCAGGAACTCATAGTTCCCACGCTTGTATGCCCTGTACACAGCCAGCGGCCCTTGGTGGGTGATGACATAGCATGACCCGCCCAGTGAGTGACGATGAGGGCAGGCACCACACACAGAACCATCCAGACCAGCCTTGGCTGCTACCTGGGGTTCGACATCTGAACGGAGAATCCACGTCTGAACCATGGGGCCGGTCTTGTCGTTCCGGCTGTTGAACGTGGCGATGGCGACGATTGGCTGGCCGTCCAGTTCAGACGGGCCTTGGTACAGGATTACACCGGCAGTTCTCATGATGTCATTACCTCAGGTTAGATTCGAGATCGGGTCAATTAGATGTATTCAATGCCAAAAGACTTGACGGCATTCTTCAGGGCTGTGTCGATGTGGTCATCGTTTGCGTACTGGTAGACCTCATCGAACCAAGGCTGACGGTCAGCCAGCGGTATGGCCCACAGCCAGTCCCAGCGGTAACGTACTGGTGATAGTCCCTGGGCCTTGTACTCGGCAGCGTCAGGCTTATCCACCACAGACAGGAGCAGGAGGATTAACCGCTGGTAGTGGTCGGGTGTAATCTTCATGTCATTACCTCGGGTTGGAACTGATGTCAGGACTATTAGCCCAGAAGAAAGATAGCTCGACCGTCGCGCTTGTTGTTCGCTTCAGCCTTTGACTTGATGTAGAACAGATCGTTCCTCACCTCCGGTTTGACCCAGATGTGGCGAGGAGCATGGTGTACAGCACGGTTCAGTAAAGCTTTGAAGGTCATGATGATAGTCCCTGAATGTAGAAGTACTTGATGTAGTGGTGAGTACCATTCCAACAGACCCGTGAGTAAAGCCGTGGGTTATTCAGACCGCCAAGGGCGCAGTATCCCTTGTGGCTAATCTCTGTGTGCATGGTGTTATCTCGCTTGGTTAGATTCCGCGACTGCTCACTCAGAGAATGACCAGCCGGAATATAACGGGGGCTGTTTAACGTCACCGTGACGTATCGTTTGTATATTGACCCTCACTGGTGATAAGCCAGCTCCTCGTTGGTACTGAGGACTCGGGTGGGTCTATCTGTGCGGTGTGTTACCAGACGTGGAGACTCTCTTCGCTTCAACGTGGTTAGTGGCTTCACTTGCTCCACCGTTTCCCCGCGTAGTCCGAAGACCAGTGAGCAGGGTGACTGTATCCACTAGTCTCTCGACCCATGTTTCTTGTCGCTCAATCGGTTAACTGGGAGGGATAAGTGCCCTTTGCCAGACCCGCTCGGGCTAGGTAGGCGCTCTTGAGCTTGGCCATACCATCGAAGCCGTCATCCTGAACCGTCAGGCCGTCCGCTGTTTAAGGAGTCGCGGCAACTCATGGAGGAATATGGTGGGTCTTCCCTGACCCGAGGCTTCCCGCCTCAACTTCCTGCTCAATCCTTGGAGCCTATTCTACACGTTCTCGATTCGGTGTCAAGCTCAATTTCAACCTGACCTCAGTTCTTTCAGTTATGACCTGCAGTTGGTGTAGCCCCGCGTTCTCACTCTGTTCTGCCTCGTTTAACGACTGCTTTTTGTTCTGGCGTCACTCAGTTGGCGTCCCGTCGTGGCTGCTAAGAGCCGGACTGCTGGTCTAACTGTTAAAGAGCTGGAGGTCTGGCCGGTGGCCGTTGCCTCATTCGATGGAGCTATTGAATCATACCGGTATGCCCGACGTCAACAATTATTTTGAGGTCAGGACAAAAAGAATTACCCCGGGTTCTTCCCTCCTTTATACGCAAAATCATGATAGTGGCTGAGCTGGAGGCTTAACCACATGATATAGTGTGTGTTTGAGCTGGGAGACACAACATATTGTGTTACTTGAGGTGCGTATAGGGTGTGGGTCTTGGACGTTACAATATAACATTAAGTCATGGCCTGAGGTCTGGCCTACGGTCTGACCGGTGGTGATAGTCCCTTGTACCTTCCCCTACCTGAGGGGATGACACCCAGTGATACCAAGGGATAGGCCGGAGGTCTGGCCGGTGGTTGCACAGGAGGAAAGACCCCATGCCCTGACCGGAGGTCAATCGAGGGGGGTGTACGGGGGGTTTTCCGGGCGCTGGCCTTTACATAAGAGCGCTCAGGTTTATACAACAAAACAAACGTGGGGTTATGACGGACGGTGGGACTCCAGGTATGACCGGAGGATGTCCAGGAGGGTATAACTTGAGGTTGTGACCAGGGGTTGGCCATAGACTTGCCTTGAGGTTCGTTCGGCTTACGCCTCACTCACCCCCAAGTCGGGACTGAAAACGTGAATCTTATCGCTGCCTACAGTTAGACCCTGTTGGTCTTCACGGTAGTAGTACTGGTACTGGGGTCAATGAGCCAGGGGTCATACCAGGGGTTATGACCATAGGTTTGACTCACCCCCAAGAACTAAAGGTAAGACCAGGGGTAGTAAAAAAAAGCCCTAACCTCAGGTTTAACTGTAGGTTAGGGCTAGGGGTACAACTAGGAGGAGGCAGAACATGAGGAGGAGAACCATGGGTAGAACCCCCACATAGACTTATAGTTATATGACCTTGGGGTTCCACCTTTGGGACGACATTATTCTAGGCCTTGTGCCACAAGGGCTCCAGACCATCGCTTACCCATGAATTTCTGTAGAGATTTTGATCAATTCCCTGTGCATGGTCGATGAAGTCCTGAAGTTCTGCCTTCAGTAACTCCTCTTTCCGTGCTTCCTCGGCACCGTGACTGTCCTGCTCCAGCATGTCCTGGAAGTACTTGACCAGGATTGCCAGTGCGTCCAACCGGTCGTCATGGCCCAAGGCCCCCTTCTCAGCTGTGATTCTACTCATCTGGTAGAAGAGAGAGTACGCTGGGTTGCTCTTGGTTGACTCGTAGTCAGACACGATGACCCGTGGGTCTACAATCAGACGGTGCTGCATCATGACAGGCTCAAGGGTGTCTATGATGCGTTTTTCCTTCTGGATATGCTGACGTTGGCCTATGGTTGAACATGGGTACACACGGCTCAGGACAGGCTTCAGCAGGGCCTCAAACATGCCATCACCGAAGTTATCCTCAATGATAATCTCGTTGACCTGATGTTTCTTAGCGATCTTTGCCAAGGACTCCAGAACCTCAGGGCCATAACCGCCGATCAGACCGCCGGCTTCAGGTACAAAGACGTTACCGTTGAGCATGTAACCCACGGCATAGGCTGTCTCGTCCTTACCACGACCTGAGGGGTCAATGGACATTGCCCGCATCTGGTAGTCCACCAGTTCCTTGGCCACATAGAATGGCTGGAAGTAGCGGTCACCGGCCAACCCCAGGTTAGGTAGCTCGGACATCCCATAGTCTTTGTCCAGGGTGTGTACCAGCTCAGTTGGCCCCTTCTGGTATGGGACAGACATGACCAGGAGGTCGGAGAACTTCAGGGGATACTTGTCGGCATCGCTGAGGCTTGTGTCCAGCATGAACTGGAGGGCAAAGCCTGCCTTACCATATGACAGCAGACGTTCCTGCAGGTCTTCGTTACTGAACCGCTTGGGGTCAGTCGTAGAGCCTTGCTCGTAGTTCGGGTTCTCCAGGATGAATGGTGCCAGTTTCCCGGCATAGGCCATGACCTGCTCATCACTTGGGTATAGTGCCGGCCAGATGCGACACTCGTAGCCACGCTTCGGCAACTCGTTGTACAGGCTCATCTCACACTGAGGTGTTCCCAGGAAGATGATACGACTGGTCGGCAGAGGCTTGAGGATAGCGTCGAACTCTTTGACCAGCTCTGAGAGACGCTCTCGGGCTGTCTGGGTCTGACTATTATTCACGACTTCAATGTCATCTGCGATGATGACGTCAGCTCGGCTACCTGTCAGCTGACCTGTGATACCTACGGATTTAACCGAAGGACTGTGGTCAGGACTGGCGGGGCCAACATCAAAGGCGTGGAGGCTGTCTCTCTGTTCCGATCTTGCGGACAGGTGCGCCAGCCAGGGCACGGTGTTAATCAAACGCTTGGTAAACGTGGAGAACTGGTCTGCCCGATCTTTACTGGCCGATACCACCATAATCTTGAGCTGGGGGTCTCGGTACAGAAGCCAGACCACAAAGGCAGAGGTAATCCAGCTCTTACCGACGCCCCGGAAGGCTTCGATGATGCACCGCTTTGGGCCGTGCTGGAGGTACTTACCAATGTCGTACTGGAGGGGTGTTGGGTCAGGGAGCGCCAGTTCTTTCCAGATGGCCAGAAGGAAGTAACGAAAGTCTGACTTCAGTTTCTTCTCGGCCACCAGAACTTTATCGCTCATGGGTTGGTTCCGATGTCGGGTCTAAGGCCCCTCAGGTCGTCCTGGAGAGGCCTCAGGTTAATCAGTGCGTTGGGTACTGGTCGTCAACGTCAAAGGCATCTGGCAGCTCGTCAGCCAGTTTCCCGAGGGGGCTTGTGGCGTTGGGTCGAAGCTCGATGTTGTTATCTTTGAGCATCTGACGGGCTACGTTCAGTTCTGACGCTGAGGCCTTACCTGACCTCACCCGATTGAGCAGTTCACCGGCAGTTGCGATGTGCAACTCTTCCAGCAAAATCTCCAAGGTAAACTGACCGTCACTCATTTGTTTCGTCCTCTGTTCTCTTTCTGAGATTGAATACGGAGGTTGCTCCTTGCGTTATTCCGGGGGTTTCTGTCCCTGTGATCGACGTCCTTGCCGTCACCCTTACGTACCTTTCCAGCCTTCTCCATCTTGCGTCTGGCGGCATTACGCCCTGCCCTACGCTTCTTCTGTTCAGGCTTGGAGTGGTACTCACGGTACTCTTTCTTGTAATCGCGCTTCTTGGACATAGGCGGTCATCGCTGTTCCGTGGGTGTCAAAGAGCCGGGACAACCAGCCTTTGCCAAAGTGTTTGAAGGTTGAGAGGTTGACGTAATGGAGGGCACGTCTAACGGAGTACTGGAGCATCACCACATTGAGTGGGGCCTCGTGTGCGGCACCGAGGGTCATAGGCCCGACGATACCGTCCTGTTTGACCCCAAGTGATGCTTGGAGGAGTCTCTTGGCTCGGCCTTGGCCTTGGTTTACCGCTGAGTCAAAGACCATGAGAGCCAGAGGCCCAGGAAGCTCACCGCAACGGCAAGCCTCCCAGTAATCTCTCCGGTAAATCTCACGGGCCTGTGCCTTGGTCAAATTCGCGATGTCAACCGTAGGGTATGCTCGCTTGGAGATTCCGTACTTCGTTTCACCACCAGGGTCTCGGGGGTCATTAACGTAACCCCCTTCCCAGTGAAAGACGTGCTCCATGGCTACTTCAAAGTAATCCACAGGCACGTAGTCCATTACTTCACCTCAGGGCCGTAGTAGGCTTCCTTGACGGCTGCAACCACTTCGTCATCCACGGTGTTGGTGGTGCGACCAGCGGCATACTCCAGGCCAAGGATGACCAGACGCATGAGGAATTTCTCGGTCAACAGCTTGGTTGCCAGAGAGGTCAGGATTGTTGCAAATACTGCAGGCATAGGAATAACTCCTTGTTATTGTTGTTTTTTAAGGTTTTTCATTTCAGTGCGCAGCTCTACGATGGCCTCAGCAAGCCCCCGCATGTTGTCATCCATCTTGTCGAGCACCTGAACGAAACGCTCACGCTCCTTCCTGGTCTCGTAGTGAGACTGTTCAAGAAGGGTGATTCGGGTATTCAGGTGAACCCAGGACGGGACAATCGCGATGACAGCTGTAAGAACCACCGCCAAGAACCACTTGGGGAGGTCTTTAAGCATGTCTTAGAGCTTCATGATGAAGGCCAGCGCATAGTACGGCGGCAGGTTCTTGTCAGTGCCAGCCTCACCGGCAGAACTCACAGTCACTGTGTGGGTGTGAGCGCCTGTGGTGTTGGTGCTGAAGGTGTGGGTGTGAGCGCCGGACGAGGCCACAGGTGCTGAAGACGTACCTGCGGTTCCGTTGGCACCATAACCTGTAACACGATCTTTGCGGTCGATGCCGGCCTGAGCGTAGATTGTTAGCGTGTGAGTGTGGGAACCAGCACTCGCGGTTGTACCGGAGTGACTGTGTGAGCCTGAGCTTTCGGTTGTGGCTGAATGTGTGTGCTCCACCACAACAGCGTCAGCAGAGCCTCCGGTATCACCTACGGCCCAGCGACCACCAGCACCTACCACAAAACGGTCTACCAGATTAGGCGTCCCGTTCTGCCCATCACACAACGCCCAGCCAGACGGCAGGTTCGTGATTAAACCAGACCACATGGCAATGATGCCGGCAGGAACACCCCGGTTAGTCTCTAGGGCGGACAGAAGGCCATCAACCTGAGTCTGTGTGTAGTAACGACCATCGTGATCACCAGATGTCCGGTGGTCATTCATAGCCTTTGCCTGGAGCAGGCTCACAGTACTGGTTGAAGTACGACTTGCAGTTGTGGAGTTGGGGATATTACCCAGACCCACATCTTCCTTGGTTGTAGCCTGAGCACGTAGCCCAGAGTATGTGCCGGAGGTATTAGCCTTACCGTTCAGAGCGGTCTGTGTTGCCGTGGAGATAGGCTTGGCGAGGTCAGAAGTGTTATCCACGTTGCCCAGACCGACGTCAGCCTTGGTTTCAGCCTTTCGAGTGTCAAGACTGTTCAACGCTTCCTGCAGGTCAGTCACATTCGCAATCGTGTGATTATGGCTGTTATCAGCAACCGTGGCTGTGATCGTTACGTTGGTCGTGCCGTTGAAGCTCGCAGACCCTGTGACAGCACCACCGAGGGCGATGGTACGAGCAGTTGCCAGTCTTGTTGCAGCCGTAGCCGTAGCCGTTGCGTTCAACTTGGAGTCAAGAGCTGTTTGTAAGCCTGTGACCTTACTAATGGTGTGGGAATGGGAGTCATCACCAACCACAGTTGCCAGGGTCACGTTCGCAGAACCGTCCACAGACGCTGAGCCCGTCACACCACCTGTTAGGGTGATTGTCCTGGCGGTAGTCCACTTTGAGGCAGACACAGCGTTTGCTGTTTTGCCCAGGTAACGGGCGTCAGCTGCAGTGATGTCCGGGACGTTCGCACTGGCGGTTCCAACAGCGCGTGTTGCTGCGGTTCCAAGACCCAAGGTTGAACGCATACCCGCTGCTGTAGTGTCATCCAACACCGTTGCGGCGAAAGTAGACACACCAGATGACGGGAAGAAATCACCGGATGCATTCAGAGCCGCAGTGCCTAGACCCAGCAGAGAGCGGCCAGCTGCAGCATCAACCAAGGCTGTTACAGACTCACCGAAGGTTGATACCTTGTTGGCACGGTAGAAGGCACTCGCATGGAGACCATCAACCAAGTCGGCATCAAGCCCTGAACCAGCTCCATCGACGGTCTTAATCTTTGTCAACACGTCGGAGGCGGTGTATCCGTCCTTCCGCTGGTAGATAGACGCGATGTCGGGAACATCAGTTGAACTGAGAACGACGTCAGGGCCTGCCTTCCCGTTAACCGATGACACAAGGTTCGGAGGTAATAGGTTTGCAGACTCGTAGGCAAACGCATCGTTGATTGAGAGTTCCCAGCCAACGTCAACGAAGCCTACACCAGGAAGCGTACCAGCAGTATTGATAATCCAGTACTTACCTGCGTCACCTGTACCAGGACTTGTAATAGGTAGGGCACCACCTGAGGCGTTCCACTGACCCACGTAAGTCTTTGCTCCTGAGGTAATAGCCCGAGCTTCGTCAGCGTAGGCTTTCGCAGACTTCAGTCCTGGTTCAATTTCTCCTGTACCAACAGCCCATGAACGCGCAGTATTCTTCGAGGCCAGAGCCTCCGCAGCAGAGTTCGAGGCAGAACTTGCACTTGACGCCGAGGCAGATGCGCTTGATGAAGCAGAACTCTCTGAAGCTCCGGCAGCATTAGCAGACGCTACAGCTAAATCCTTGGCAGCAACCGTGACGTCCTTATCGGCGGCTACAGTTACCTGTGCCGATACAGCCGCGTCCTTGGCAGCAACAGCTGCGTTTCTTGCCGTCGTGGCTTCAGAGGCCTTGGTTGTAGCTGTAGTTGCAGCTGTTTGTGCTGTAGCGTTGGCCGCAACCGCCGCAGTTTCAGCGTCTGAAGCTAAAGAGGCCGAGATTGCCGCTGCCGATTCGTAACCAGCAGCCGCAGTAGCTGCAGCTTGTGCCGCTTGCTTCTGAACCAGAGCATCAGCAGCAGCAGCCTGGGCGTCAAACCTGTCGTTATCAGCATTGGCCTCAGACAGAGCAGCGTTGTTTGCAGCCTGTACCGCTTGGTTCCTTGCATCAGTTGCAGTCAAAGCATCCTGTTCAACACGGGTAGCCTCAGTGACCACCGTGTCGTGGAGGGTTTGAACTACATTCCGAAGACCCTGAGCCTTTGTCGCATGGTGCAACGCAGAGTAAGAGCCCGGAGACACCGGAGAGTCCACAGCCTTTTCAGACCATTCTGCAGCTCTAACCGCATGATGCTTGGCTGAATACAGAGAAGGGTCTACCTGAACCCCAGGAGCTTCCTCAGCCCACTTACGGGCTTTCAACTCATGGTTCAACGCAGCGTTCTTGGAGTTCTCGGCCTGAATCTTGAAGGTCTCTGCATCAGAAACCTTAGACAGAACAACGGTCTTCGTGGCCTCAACCTGATCGGCCTTGGTCAGGACGATGTCAGTCTTCTCCAGAACCAGCTCTTTGGCGGACTCAGCAGCTAACATGTGCTCAGTAGCGAGAGTTCGGCTCTCCAAGGCACCCTGAGCGTATGTGTTTGCCAGCTGTGACTTAGCATCAGCGTTGGCCGCAGCAGAAGCCGCAGCCGTAGCACTTGCAGAGGACGCAGCCTTATCAGCTGTGATGCCATTACGCAGAGCAGAGTTGATACCATACTGGTCGTCAACGTACTGACGGTTTGCACCATCAGTCGGGAGCAACGGGAAGGCCAAATCCTTCAACCGGCGGTCACTCATTGAGAATGAACCGTCAGGCTGGGGCTTGATGCTGTCCCTAGCCAAGTCGTAGGCTTCCTGCATGGCGTAGAACACTTGGTCTGCGCTGTCGTCCAAGTCTTTCTCGGTCAACTCCGCAGCATTCACGAAGTCAACCACTCGGCTCTCCAGGAAGGTATCCCGGAACACAGTAACAACCTCTGAGCCATTGAGGGGGTTATTCAACTTGATCGTGTGTGAGTCGAGAAAAACGAAGTCAAAGGTCTCAGCGCCATCAATGCTCACATGCACGTCAGACCTGTTGACATAGTCAAAGTCGAACACAAAGGTGTCATCCCCGAGGACGGTACTGTCGTAGATCGTCCTGGAGTAATAGCTTTCTGCCATTCATTAATCCCGTAATACAGAATTGTTGATGTAATGGAAGCCGTACCATGAGTTGGTCGGGATTGACCGCCAGAGTCTCTGGATGTCTTGTTCCCCGAAGTTGCCCATAGCGGCATTACCAGCGGATTTGGTGATGTTTTCGATGGTGGTCAGCCACGGTGCTGAGAACAGAGCGCCCTCAAGTGACTGGTAGCGTTGGCCGAAGGTTGGGAACCCGAAGGGGGCCGCAGCTTTGTTCCAGATGGAGAATGCTCCACCGAGACTTGTGGTGTAACCCAAGGCTCCCTGCCAGTAGGCATGACCACCGAACTGCCGTTCCCGCCATTCGTCTTTCTCTCGTTCAGACATGCCGGCAGCTTTGATTTCGTTACGGGCCGTGTACCACATGGCACCACCCACGATTTCACCCATGAGGGTCAGCCACGTCTCGGCCCTGTTCCAGTTAGCCACCTTGTTGCCCAGGCTCTTGTAGAGGCCAGACAGCAGAAGTTGCTGGAACTGGAAGAGAAACTGCTCGACCGTGGCGTTAAAGAAGACCACACGTTCACCGGCTAGAATCTTCAACACCTGATTGGAGTTCATCCGGTACAAACCTGAGAGGAAGGCTTCCCGTGTGTCTGTGTCCCACTTGTCGAAGTTGACCGTATGGATTGTCTCACCGAATTTACCCTTGGTTCCCTCGGCATGTTTTGACAGGTAGTCAATGGCCTTGGCGTATTGCTCCTCGCTCATTCCCATCTCTGTCCGAGTGAAAAGCATCCTGCCCTTGTTTCTGGCCATCTCAACGCTCTTGTCGATTGACATATAGAACGTGGTCTGACGTGACCAACGGTCGAATGGCGCCATTAGGGAAGCCACAGCGAAGCCCTTGGAGGCATCATGCATGTGGCGTGAGAACCAAGACCCCTGGCCATACATTCCAGTTTCTTCGTATAGGTTGAAGTAGTGGTTGTAGAACAGGTTGTCGACGTTGAAGCCGAACTTCTCGAACTCCTTGGCCAGCTTCACAGAGCCTTGGCCACGGATTGCCGGCACAGACTTCAGAGCTGTCAGTACACCACCACGGGCGATTGCTCCCACCAGTTCTGCCATACCAGCCAGACCAGCCATACCCAGCATCTGAAGGCTTGAAACCTGAAGCAGGTTCCCTGCCCATTCCTTCTGCTTGTCTGTCAGTCCACGGAAGTGGATTGGATGCCCGTTGACCATGGTTATGGCGTCATCGAAGATTTCCAGTTCCTTCTTGATGGCCACATCGTCTAGGTTCTGAGCCTTGAGTTCCTTCTCGATACTACGCCGGAGGTCATTGATAGCCTTTGGACTGTTCAGCCCTTTTTCTGCCAGAGCTGCTGCTCCCTCCATCTTGCGGACATACATCTCGGACACCTGGAAGATGTTCATGTTGAGCATGTCTGCAATGGAGACTGAGCCGTCGTCACTCCTGGCATAGATGTCCAGATCAAGCCGTGGCTTCAGCCTGTCGATAACGTCAAGCTTGTTCTTCCCGTTGGTCTCCTTCTTGTTTTTCTTGAGGTAGGCGAAAGTTTCCTCAGCAACCTCATCGACCGACTTCCCTGCCCTGGCTGCTTCGGTTTCCAGAACCTCGGTCATGAACTCCTTGAACTTGTCGGCATCCTCGAAGATGTCATCCATGACCACCCGACCGTTCGATGCCGCTTCAGCCACACCCCGAGCGATTAACTCGGCAGCGCCTTTGGGCATCTCAGGGTCTTTGTTAATCAGACCGTTACGGATGGACTGAATCACACGGTCATCACCATGAGCCTGCTTTGCGGCAAACATCTTGGCCTTGTCCCAGATGCGTGGTAGGTAGCCCTTGTCGTAAGCCAGACCACTGGTTCCCTTAACACCGAAACGCTGGGCATCATGGAACGCACCTTTCATCCGTTCGTCCACAATCTCCAGCATCTTGCGTAGGTGGGGGTTATCAGGGGTCGTGCCCATCATCCTTTGGTGCGACAATTCGTTTGACACCTCAGACAACGCCTTGTGAACCTTGTGTCTGGTGGCGATATTCCAGCGGTTGATGCCTTGTTCCTTCAGGTAAGCACGGAAGGCCTGAGCCAGTTCCCGGTTCTTCGGGGCAATCAGGTTCTCAACCCGGCGTTGGGCGTTGACGTCTGCAGCATTAAGTTGAACGTCATCCTGCCTACGGATACCGTTTGACAGAAGCTTATGACCCCAGTTACGGAGTGTCTGAGAGTTAGCCTTCTGGGTCTTGCCCCAGTAGTCATAACGCAGCATCCCCTTGATTTGCTCACGGTCAGGCAGGGTATCTTCCATCACGTTGACTGCAGACTGTTGAGCTGGCGACATCTCCTCTACCGCTTCAGGCGCGAGGTCAGGACTTTCAGTCTTAACTTCAGCCTGTTTAGCAATGCGAGCTTGCATCTCAGCCTCTACGTCCTTGAGACTCGAAGGCATCTCCATCTTACTCAGCCGTGCAATCTCAGCGTCTGCCTTGGCGATCTGAGCCTGGAGGTCTGCAATCTCTCGGGCGTTCTTCTTGGCCTTACCCTTGGAACGCTTGGCATCACCCTCAGCCTTCTCAAGCTTCAACTGGAGGGTCACCTTATCGTCCTGAACCCTTGCCATGGTTGATTCACGGCGTACCCAATCCTCAACCCGACTCAACTCAGACTCAGCATTCCTGGCCTCTACATCACGCCCAAGTTTGGTCTTGACCCTATCTAGGCTCTCCGTCAGGGTTTCAATCCGTGAGTTAAACGACGCGACTTCCTCAACCTTACCTACGGTCTTGCCTTTACGGTTTGCGATGAGGTCATTCTTCTGGGTTTGAAGTTCAGCGATCTGGTCAAGCAGTATTCGCTCTTCAGCCACCAGTGCCTTGTTCGTCCCTCGGTCGTTCTTGTTGCCTGCCCTGGCAGTGAGTCCAGCCTTAACACCATCTACCATTTCCTCGTAGCTCAGCTCTCGGATAATGGGCTTCACGGCTTCCTGAACCTCACGGTCAACGACCTTTTGTGAGGCCACAGCAACATCCTCAAGCATGGCATCCGCTAAATCCGTCTTCGCCATAGTCGCGAGGTCAATACTTCTTGACGCACCTCGAAGTGCCAGACCCCCAAGTGGCCCAATCAAAGCTGCAGCAATGGCAGTGTCTACCATCGCGTCATGGCCATTATAGGTATCCTGTGTCTTCGCAACCAAGGCGTTATAGCCGGCAGCTTCTGCCAGAGGTAGACCCAGGTATTCCATAGCCTTAGCGGTCTTCATGGCCGTGCGTGATAACTGGAGGGTTCTGACCGATGCATTAATCGCAGAGCCTGCACCCAGTGTTCCAAGGGTCATCCCCCAGAACGTGGTGTCACCAAGCATTGCAGCCATTTCCGCTTGCAGCATGTGGCCGATACCAGCACCTGAAAACTCTGACATCAGCTCATGTTCTTGCTTTAGGTTGCCAGCAATACGTTGAGCCATGGAAAGATTCACGGGGTTTTCCCGGAAGAATTTCTCCTGGTAATCCCTCGGAAGGTCAGAAATCAGGCTCTTCACCTCGTCAGACTTGAGGTTAAAGTTGGGGTCTTCTTCCTCGTCTGCGAACAGGTTGTCCATGTTGACCGCCCGGAATGGCACAAGCTTGGCAGCCATTGGCAGAACCTTGAGGTTGCCCTCGACGTCACCATACTGTTCACGCAGGCGTTCGTAACTCTGCGCCCGAAGGTTCTGAGCCTTCAGTTTGGCGGCATAGCCACCATCCTGGTACATAGGAGCAGAGAGTGGGTTTCCCGGAACCTCAGGAGTCCTGGCCTGAGCCGGACTCATGGTTGGGACGCGGGGAGCTTCCTCCGCAGGTTTATCCAGCCCATAGCGGGACATGATGTTTTGAGCGTCGGCCTCTGCACCCATGTCCACAGCCTGATTGAACAGACGGTGAGCTTGGGCTACGAGTTGCTCCCTACGTTCATCCATTTACTTCTCCTTATTGCAGACCCCTGCGTCCTCCCATACGGAGTTGTTGCAGCTGGTCGTAGGTTGAAAGTTCATCTTTAGGTTTGATTGGTGACCTGAGGTCATTCACACGGTCTCGTTCTTCCGAGAGAGCCTTGGCTTCAGTATCCAGACGTGACCTGCGGTTGGTGCCATACTCAATGACTTCATCCAGACTATATGAGCGACCGCCCAGAGGCAGGCCAGTCTTGTCCGTCATGGTGATGACACCAGTTGGCTGGATGATCACGGTCACATCGCTTGGACTGTAATCCGTGGCGTACTTGAGGTTATGAGTCTGCAGGCCGTACCCGATGAAGCTGTTGAGAACTTCTTTAGGCGTATCCTCAGGCCTGAGGTACGGAAGACCTGTCTTTTCGTCAGGAACCCCAACGGCATCCAGCAGTGCATCACTCATAACCTCCTGGAGCTGAGGAGCACCTGCGCCATATACCGGTCTACCCCATGAGAAGACCCCATCATCCAACTCTCCGGCCTTAGCTTTCAGGATGTTCCTGGCGGCTTCGTCTGCTGTCTTTAGGGGTAGCATTGAGTACTTGGCCAGGAGTTGACGGTACTCAGAGATCATCTGAGGTGGAAAGTCGTCTGCAAAGTCAGCAACCTTCTCGTCAATACCAGAGGCTGTATGTGAGGGGTCTCTGGCCATCTTGTCGCGGTACTGGTGGTCTGTGGCAGCGCGAAGACCCATTTCCCGACTACCGAAGGCCTGTGAGAATACGACCATATCTTGGAGTCTTGCCCTTTGGGTCTCATCCTTTAACTGGTCTTGAATCAACGCGAACTCATTTCCACCATAGGCTTGAGCCCATGTATCCCATGGAGCTGGGTTGCCGTCTTGTGGGAGCAGAAGTTGACCTGAGGCACCAGCCAGTACCCCGTCTTCTGGGTTTGCATCTGGCGGTAATACCGTGGTTGCCAGACCGACGAGTTGGTTCTGGACTTCGATAGGACGCATACGGATTGAGCGAGCCAGCATGTCCTGGGCCTCAGCAATCTCAAATGGGTCACCACTTTCAGCGGCCTCAGCCATGCGCTCCTGAGCCGATTGGAAGAACTGCTGGGTAGCCTGTCGTTCAATCTTCTCACGTTCAGACTCTTTGATATCTCGGAGCTTACCCACCTCCTGGACGTAATGCCTGAGCTGGTCACGACTCTGGATTGACCCATCGAAGAGCTTGGGGTACACATCCATCGTAGACACACCGTCGGTCAGTTTCCTCAGCATGTACTGACGGTACTTGTCGGCGTCTACACCATCGGAGAACAACTTGTTCTGGATGCCCAACTGTACGTGAGACTCAATGGTTTGAGCCGTGGTATTCGGGTCGAGAATGAGCCCATCACCCTCTTCTGTATAGGCTTGCTTGACGGCAGCAACCCGTGCTTTCTCAAGACCAGCGGTAATGGTTCCACGTAGCTGGGTCACAGCGTTGACACCCTGAGCTGTCTTCGCGTCGAACATCTTGTCCAACTGGTCAGCCAACTCGAAGTCACCACCTTTAACCCTGGCGTCCAGGTGACCCACCATTAGGGCCTCATACTCCTCGGGGGTGTACTTGTAGTAACCCTCGGGGTCTGTGTACTCGGCTCTCAGCTCAGTCATTGCCGCTGTCAATGCCTCGGGATTGTCCCGGTTCATCTCAATGGTGCCGGCCAGGGCGTCAACCGCGAGGTTCTGACGGTCTAGTTCAAGCTTCGCGTATTGCTTGTTGGTTGCATCTCCCCACAACTCGTCGTCCAGGCTCTGGTAGAGCTGGGCCTTGGTCTCAGGGTTATCAATCTCAGCAAACATGTTGTGGTAGGAGTCCAGACCCTTCACGTAGTCGAGGATGACCTCAGGCTTCTCACCTTCGAGGTTGGCCTCTTTGATGGCGTTCTGGATTTCCGGCAGATAGCGCATACGGCGTGACACCGACATGTGCTTGTCTCGGGTGTCAATCTCCCGCTGTTGCTCTGCCACGTACTGCTTCCGCATGTTTCCGACTGAACCCATGGAGTCCAGGATGCGGGTTGAAGCTTCTGCCTCCCGTCCGGACTGACGAATACCCTGAGTGTTTGGTGCATAGGCCAGTCTTTGCTGGTTTGGGGCAGAGTAGATTTGACGTCTTGGTTGTTCGCTCAAGGTTTAACCTCCAGGTTTCGGAATCGTTAGGGTTGAGACCCCAGCGTTCTTGGTTGCTACTGTGGCACCTTCAAGAGGCTTTGAAGCCATCCCTGAGCCAAACTGAGCACCAGAGACACCGCCTTGGATACCTGCTTGAATTGCTGACATCCATGAGAACTTTGGAGTCTGGGTCTGACTTGTGATTCGGCTCTGGGTTGAGAACTGGTTACCCTGAATGTCCTCGGAGTAGGAAGCCCTGGAGTTCTTGAAGTTGGCGTCCAGCGTTGCCAGAGCCCGTTGAGCTTGCTCATTGATTGCCCGGATAATGTTCTCAGTGGAACGTCCGGTCACACCCGAGGCTGCTCCAGCGGTTCTGGCTGCACCTTGAGCCTGCAGTCGTTCGAGCATGGTGTTAATCCGGTCACCCTGGATTACCTGCTCAATCTGCATCTGCTGGGTCGATCTGCCACGGTTCTGATACATCAGGCCTGTGACTTCACTGTCTCGCATCTGCTTGTTGTACTTAGAGGCAGCCTTGATTGCGGCCCTTTGACTGGCGATGTTGAAGCCAATACCCAGCACCGCACCTGCGCCACCACCTGCTGCTGCGCTCATGCATAACTCCTGTGAATAAAAACGAAGGGTTCACCGGAACCCATGAAGTTGGTGTCAATCACACTCTCGGTGAAACCAATAGTTGCCAGCCAAAGACGGGAGGTCTCGTTAGCTAAGGCAACCCAGTTACAGAGGTGTGTGTATTTTGAGACCCATTGGCGGGTCATAATGTGGGAGAGCTTGAGGAAGGACTTGCGGCACTGCGGGAGTCGGTCATCAGTCAATAACCAGACGCCATACCACTCACCATCTAAGGGTGTAACCCCAGAGATTCCCAGAACTGAACCGTCGAGGACGAGTGTTACAAGTTCCAGGCTATCCTTGATACTCTCTTGCAAAGCAGCCAGTGGTTCTAGGCCTGAGGCACAGTAACACTCGTACACGTCGATTTCTTTGAGTCTGGGAGCCAGTTCAACCTCGTCTCCACTCTCGTAGGGACGAAGCTCAAGCATCAGACTCTCCGGTTCCTGGTGTGGTAGAAGCCTTCCCAATGAGCAGACTGGAAGGTAAACCCGAAGATTTCCTTATTCCTAATCCGCACCTTGATAGCCCCGGATTGACCCATGATTGGCGCCGAGAATTTACCTGAGGTCACAGGTACAACACCAATCATGTTGTCCAGACGTCCAAGAACACGCCCCTGAAACACCAGCTCCCGAGTCTCCCGGCCTAAGGTTTCAACCTCAAGCACGAAGTTCGTGGTCTTGTGATAGTCAAGGAACAGTCGCCGCAACTGCAGGCGTCCATCAGACCGTGTCTTCAGTTCCCCATCCCTCAGGAAGAAGGGAGAGAACTCATACATCACATCCAGGAGGTATCCCTTGTAGTAACGGTCTTTGACCCGCTTGGTCACTTCCCCAGGCCTAAGCTCTGAGGCATCCCAAGGGGTGTCCCTGAAGGTGTATGAGTCGAGGTAGACACGGTGGTTGTGGTGCTGTTCAAGCTCATCGAATGAAAGCTCGATTGACTCCAGGAATGTCTTCTGGGAAGGAACACCAGCCTCCACCACGTCGCGCTCAATCAGGAAACTGAGGTTGGTGCTGTCCACCGAGACGTCCACGACGTTTCCATCGAACACCCACTTCGACCAGGATGATTGGAGCCTTTCGTTTCCTTCATCAAAGTAGTTGTAGACGTAGATGGTATCGACGGTGGTATCAGTGCCTGTGGTCTGAACAAAGATTGCATTATTCGCGGTATTACCCACCAGTTTGACCACATCACCCTCAATGTATTCGGGGATATGTGCGCTGACGTCCAGGACAGCAAAGGTCTCGCTCCCTTCCTCAACGTACAGCTCCTTCAGGGCGTGATACTTCCCGCGCTTACTGATGAAGAAGACCCTGTTGCCCACCGCCAACGGTTCGATTGTGAGGTCAGCGTCCTCAGCAGCAACCATCCGTGATGACACTCGGTCAGCTGCAAACACTTGGTCTTTCTGGATAACGTATTGCTTTCTCGCCGTCCAAAGCACCAGAGACCCAGCACCTGGGGTGATATGCTTGACGTCCAGCACGTCATTGGTATCAAGCGTTGTTTCCATGGGGTCACTGTCCACAGTTGTGGCCACAGTGGTTGGAAACATATTGAAGAACTGGTCAACCTCAGAGATGCACAAGGTATCGCCGGCAGCCATGATCAAACGGTTCTGGAAGACACACATAGCGGTTATCGTGCGCTCAGCTTTGACCTTCCCAGTGGTAACGTCGTGTTCTGACATGAAGTATGGGAAAGGGGCTGACAACTCATCACCTACCGCCCGAGGTTCCCACTCTGTGGTGTGAAGCTCGAAGTAAATACCCAACGGGTTCGTCTCACTGATGAGTGCTACGTCCTGCTTCCGGCTCAGTGACAGAGGCATGGTTGTCAGGTCGTACTTGTTGTGCGTGTCCAGTCCTGTAGTTTCAACCCAAACACCTTGGCCACCATCGTTCCTGTCGAACTCAAGCCAGTAGCCTGAGGTGGTTGCATCCCCGATTTCACCCCGTACCTTGACCTTGTAGCCGTTCGGTACGTTTGTGCCTGGGAGGTCACTCTCTTCACGGACAGTTCGCTTGAAGGCGACCAAGGCTGTATCACCAAGTGAATCGAAGGCTTCAATCTGGAAGTCAGACGCCGAGGTAACGTGGACGACATTACCTTGAGGTAGAGCTGTGATTCCCGCAATACCGTTGATGGACGACGCCAAGCCTGCGGCAATGACCTCAGTACGAAGACCATCCCGTGCCTGTGTTGACGTGGCCTCTGGTGTCTTGAAGTTGTTGACCGTTCCATTAATCTTGACGTTGTAGTTAGTGGCATAGTCTGCCCGTCTAACCCACACCAGGGCCTCGAACGCTGGCCTACCGTTTACACCCGTGACCACTGTCGTGACGCTGTTCTTGATCGTCAAGGTTTTGTACGTTCGATGACCTCCATCCACCAAGCGTGTGATTCTGGATTTGTCTGTCACCTTCAGCGTGGTGTTTGCCGGCACTGTGACTGTAACCTTTGACTTCAGGTTGCCTACCTCAAAAGCCGGAAACTTCTCGCCAATCTGCTTAGCGAAGTCTGAGGCGACCTCATTAGCAGTCTTGAGGGGGTCAACCACAATGGACTGACCATTGACCAAGTACCCATACCCGGAGAAAGACGGGCTGTCGATGATTCTGGATTTTGTCACCTGAGATGAGCGTTTGGCCCAAGCCTTCCAGTCCATCGTTGTGAAAGTGAACTCGTATTGCCTGATGTTACTAACCGAGGGCTCTGCAGGCTTGTCCTGAGAGAATAAACGCCGAGTTGTGAACGTCCGGTTCAGAACCAGGAGTGTGTCCTTGATTGGAAGCAGCTGGAAAGCCTCACGATAGGAGACGTTACCTTGTGGGGTCAGGTACGGAACGTCCTTGTAGCTTCCATCCCAAGCTGTGAGCCCTTCCAGAAGTCCATCCTTGATGGTCACTGGATACTCATGACCAAGCTTCCCGTCAAAAACCCTGAGGTTCTGCTGTCCGTCGTGCCTGATGGCAATCCGGTAGTGTTCGTTCTCGTCTCGACGGTAGTCCATGATATGGGCATCGTCAGATGTGATGGCACACTCACCTACAAGTTTTGTGCCCCGCCTTGGCATTAAACCCTCAACCACGGAGTTCCAACAGTTGATTTGCTCAGAGGCCTGAGTTGGTAACCTCAGGGTGGGACTTTGTTGTGAGACCCCACCAACAAGGTTGGGAATATCCTGAGAGACCAGTTGACCCATTAATCATAACCTCCCAGTAATTGCTCGTAGGTGTAACCCAGAGTTGAGCCTGAGCCTGCCTCCTTGCTTGAACTACGACGGAGGTCAGAAGCCACTTCGGGGTTATTGAACAGGTTGTAGTTACCGGCCTCCAGTTCTTCCTGCTTCAACGCAAAGTGGGCCTCAGCCTCATCTTGAGCGTGGAACTGGTTGAGTGTCGGGGAGCCGATGAAGTCAGCCTGGAACTTACGGCCAGCCTTGATGACGATGTAGCGTTTTGCTGTCTCAGGCAGGTTGAGCCATTCAAGACCCAGTACCACGGTCACCCACACGGGGCTGTTGAACTTGGTGGTCTGTCTCAGGCGGTCATAGAGAACACCCCCACGTTGGACGTAGTGTGTGTTCTGGGAGTCCAGCTTCAGGCAGTTACGCGGTAGCTGACACTCACTCTTGTTGTTCGGGGAGAGCTTGTAGTTCTCGGTGTTGAAGTACCAACCGACGGACTGAACCTCGCGTGACGTGCGCTCCAACTGGAGCTGGGCCAAGCGTGACTCAGAAAGGCCAGTACCCACGCTGTTAACAGGAGCTTCACCGATAGCGGCCAACATTTGGTTGATGGCATCAAGTTCAGTCATTGGGCCGATCAAATTTCGTACTCCTCAGAAAAAAAAGCCCGCAGGCCCAATTAAGGGTCTACGGGCTAGGGTTAAGAACCCCGACGTACTTCGCGTATTACCAGAGTGACCTTGTTGTCTCCGGTTCAGCTTGCAGTGGTCAGGGCCGTGTTATTAAACGTGGTACTTCTCGATGTTCACGGAGCAGCCCGGACGCAGCATGTCGTGACCAACAGCCAGTTTGGCCAGGACTGTCTCACCCAGACGCAGAGGCTCATCCACGTTGCGGACTTGCAAGTCCATCAGCTTGGTGGTAGCTACAGCATCTTCAGTGAAGGCCAGACCGATGATGTTGGAGTAGTTACCACGGTACTTGGCAGCATTACCAGAACCGAACTCAACGTCAGACAGCGGCTCAGGGTCAGTTACCAGACCAGCGGTTTCGTTCTGGTTCGGCAGGTTGTTGGACTCGTAGATGGTGAAACCAGCGATACGAGCAACAGGCCCAGTGCCTTCCATGTTCGGGTTCACAGAACCGTTCACATCTTTGTTCAACCAAGTGATAGCGTTCACTTGACCTTGAGCGATGTTGGTCAGAGCCTCGATCTGCTCAGGGCCGAAGACCACATGACCCGGCTTGTAGATGTTCTGCTTACGCAGCTGAGTGCGGGCACGGAACAGAGCGTCCACCAGGGCAGCACCCTCGAACTCGTCACCGGCAGCAGCCAGCATGATGTTCTGGGAGTAGGTTTCTTCAGGCAGAACCTTCAGACCGGCAGCCACAGCTTCTGCTTGAGAAGTGATGTAGCCAGCCTTGGCGATCATACGGAAGATGTTGCGGTCAACCAGACCAGCCAGTGCTTCGGCACACTCAGTTGAGTACTGAGAACGCACGTCGTAGTGAGAAATCGCTTCCTGGATGTCAGGGATGAACACCGGAGAGATGGCGATGTCGTCAATGGTGACGATACGTTCCGCGTGGCCAATCTTGTTGGTCTCGATCAGCTTACCCGGAGTGTGGTACTTGGCGGTGTTCTTACCGATCAGCGGGAAGGAGGCAGATTTACCGTTCTTGATGGTACGAACACGGGTCAGACCCATGGCAATGTGACGAGTACGGAACATCGTCAGAACTTCACCGGCAAACAGCTTCAGGAAGAGTGCGCGGGAATCACCGGCCTTGTTAATCTGACCGGATTGAGAGATAGCTTGGTCTACAGGAAATACCATTATGGTTCCTTATTCTTATTGTTGTTGTGGAATCAGGTTCGTCCCGATGTCAGGACTAAAGGTCAAAGGTTAATACCAGCCGTTCACGCTAGGCCCGGACAGCAGAGCCATAGCGCGGCGAGATACCTCTTCGCGGTAGGCTTCACCAATGGAGTCCATCCGGTGGTAGCGTGGGTCGGCCATGGCTTCGTGCAGCTCACCTTCGGATTTGAAGTTGGAGGTGACCTGGGCGTTTGACCCAGAGACCTGCTTCCCTTCGTAACCAGCGGAGTCACGATAAATGGCTTGCATGGCTTTTACTGCCAGCTTCTTGGCTGCGAGGTCAGAGCTGTCCAGTACGTTGTTGTAGAAATCCAGCTCATCTGCTTCGATGTTCTTGGATGCCCACTCACGGAGCTGGTTATACTCTTCTTCACCGCCAACTTGGCGCACCAACTCTTGGTCATGAAGCTTGATTTCCAGGGCCTTGATACGCTCATCGCGTTCATCGACCTCAGGCTCATCTTCATCTTCCTGGTCGTCGTCACCCCCAGGTTCTTCAGCCTTCGGCTCTTCCTGAGGTTCTGTGGGTTTTTCACCCTTCGACTGCTCGACAAGGTCGTTGTAGCGGTCAATCAGTTGTTCGAGTGATTCGATACCTTCCGGTAGACCGGCTGGCTTCTCTTCGGCACCCGTGGGGATAACGTCACCGTTACTGTCCTGGATTGTTACGTCCGCGAGGTCAACGGTTTCTTCATTCGGTTTAGACTCGGGGTTGTCCATTCTGTCCTCCCATCATTTGTTGAATCGCGGCCTCTCCTCCAGACGCAGCGAGTTGTTGCATGAGCTGTTGTTGGGCACGTTGCTCACGTTGTTCTTCAGTCAGTACCAATCCCTTCCGGTCAATGCTGAGAGCTGCCATGATGCGAGACGCCAGTTCACCGACGTTCACATATTCAGCGACAACTTCAGGCCCGAACGGTGCGAGGGCTTGTGTCAGGATGTTCAGCTTTCCGAGTTCTTGCTCACGACCCAACGCCTCAATGCCAGTCAGAATCTGAGGCTTGAAGGTGTCCTTGGGTAACTGTGGGAGTTTGCCCTCGGCCTGGAGGTAACCAAGCTCAAGGTCAATAATCGGAAGCTGGACTGAGCCAGCCAGCTGGGTGTAAAGACCTCCAAGGCCTTCTTCCAGCATCTGGGTCACCTGCCTGATTTCCTCAGCGGTAACTCGTTCGGCATCCCTTCGGATTGCACCGGTCATCAGGAAAGCTTCCTGCAGACCGGCGATTACCTCTTGGCGAACCTGCTGTGCAATCGCAAAGTCCTGCATCTTGTCCATTTGCAGACACTTCACATCTTCCTCGTTACCGATGACGAACTCACCGTTACGTGCTTTTTCCAAGGCTTGAACCTTGGCAGCAGCATTCGGCTTGACCAGGAAGATGATGCGGGCAGCGGCTACTGATGCCTGGGTAACAGCACGGGTAAGAACTTCAAGTGTATTGAAGTCTCCCATGTGTTCTTCCACGTAGGAGCGACCGTAGTCCTCACCTTCAACGCGTATTAAACGAGCTGCAATCCAGGGACACTTACCCTTGGGGTAACGGCTGCGGGATGTCTGGATGACATGACCTGCAACCTCTTGGTAAGACTCCCAGTAATCCGGGGATGACTGGTAGATACGTGTGTAGACCTTCAGGTTCTTCTTCAGGTCAACGGACTGAGAGTTGTCCAGGCGAATACGAGCCAGGGCTTCAGCCGGCAGTTTGGACGGAGAGACTTCCTCACAGAGGATGATTTCCTCGGTGTCTCCCTCTCCATCCCTCGACACAACGTATTTACTCAGCGGGTAATGCTTGGCTTTCTTCTTGCCGTAGAAGAGCAGGACGTTGCCGGCGATCAGGAGATGCTTCATCCCTTGATACAGCGTGTCCCTTGTGCCCTTGTTCTCTACGTTTCTGACCCCAATACGTTCGATGGAAGCCAGGGTCTCTTCAACCTCGCCATATGACTGCTGGTCTAACCCAGCGTCAGTGAGGGTCTTCTCATCGACGGTCAACCGGAAGAACGGATGACCAGGAGGCAGGATGCCGAGCAATAACTTGGAACTGAGAGTCTTAACTGCCCTAGCACCGAGACCAGAGGACGGGAGTGGAAAGTCCTGACCCTCAGCCTCGTCTCGGGGAACCAGACTTGGAATTGTTACTGACGCACATGCCCGTGCCCGTTGGAGGTATGGTTCGCGTTGTGATGCCAACTGGCGGTAGCGACCCTCCAGCGATACGGTTTCTGACATTCAGATTATCCTGTGCGTGTGATGTTAAGCCCACTCCGGGCACTTGCTCCTGGCATTGACACACCGGGGTTCTTCAGGTCTGTACGCAGCTTCTTGCGGGTCTTTTGACCAGAATCTTGTGTCTTTGCGCTTTTACCCTTACCGAACTCAATGTCTGCAGGTGCAGCGGGTGGCGGGGCAGGAGGAGGCGGCGGGGGTGGAGCAGATACCTTAGGTGTTTTCAAACACATTAAGTGACTCCAGTTTGCCTTCAAGGAACTCAAGGACTTCCCTGCGGCCAATCTTCAGGCCAACAGTCTTTTCGTCATCCTTGAGTTCTACCCTTGTGTTAAAACTGGAAGAGAGTTCTTTTAGCAATAACTTTAGGTACTCTTCCATTTCTATCCTTTGGTGCGACTTTATTCAGCGGGGTCTGCTGGAGCAGTTTCACCGACAGGTTTCTCAGCTTTGACCACAGCACGTTTGCGGGCTACTTCAGCCGGGGCACCCTTCGGTTTTGTCACAACCATGGGAGCACCAACGGGTACTGGTCGGACGTCATAGCCTTTGGTTTTACCCATGGCCTTCTCGGCGTCTTCACGGGTCTTGAACAGGTCTTGACCCTTCACATCCAGGAACTCGCCCTGGGCGTTTACAGCGGCATATCGAAACATCAGGTGTTACCTTCAGTTTTGGTTGAGGAGGTCAGCGGCCTCTTGGACACGCTGGGCGTACTCGTCACGCTTGATCACCTCGTACTGCTCCAGCCGTTCAACGGCAATGCGGGCCACACGGACACGCTCGGAGCTTTTGATGATGCGTTTTGAGTTCAGGTTCATGTGCGTGGTTGCCGCACGGATGAATAGCTTTCGGAGGAATACTGCGAGTGTCAGGAACATTGGCCCCTCATGATTCGGTGGTTGTGGTTGGTGATTGCGCACTCAGCCTGGAGCGCGGCGTAGGCGGTCTTGTCGAGGTAGTCATCTTCGGTGAATTGACCGGCACGACTCCGGGCATCCTTCAGGTACTGCATGAACAACCAGCCGTCCTCTTCGGTCAGCTTGTGGCCAGTCATGGCGTTGAAGGTTGCAACGGTGCGGGCCATTGATCGTTCCTGACCAGCTCCATCACGCTGTTTGCCGCGCTCATCAATGACGTCAGCGGCTTTACGCAGGATGTCACCTGCAAACGGTTTTACTTCTCCGGTGTCCATAACTTCACCTCCTTGGCGTGGAAGTCATAATCATTGGCCTGGAGTATCCGAGCCACCCTCGCTTGACGCAGGGCTTCCTCCTCACACAGACCTTGTTTGTTGAACAGAGAGACCACGACGTCCCAGAGGTCATCGGCTTCATCGGTTGTCCAGCGGGTTTCAATCTCGCCTTTCCGCTTGCCTGACTTGAGTTCGTGGGCGTAGGAGACCACCTTGGAGACCTCTGTTAGGTGCTTCTCAGCGATTACAGGCCCTATGCCTGGGCATCCGTCGTAACCGTCAGTCGCATCTCCCATCAGGGTCTGGAACATGTGCCAGTAGTCAGCCTCCTCTTTGGAGACCTCCCACGGCTGGTAGTCTTTCTGTGGGTTGAACAACCAACCCGGAATGGTCTTCATGTCCTTGTCGATGGACACAATGATTTTCTTCGCCCCTGGCTTGTAGCCGTCCCATGTGGACAGGATTCCCATGACGTCGTCAGCCTCCAGTCCGGGGCGCATGAATGACTCATACTTCTCGGCTAGAGCTTCTTTCAGGGGTCTCAGGGCAAGTGGCTTGCGGCCACCTTTACGTGATTGCTTGTAGGTAGGCAGGACATCGTGACGCCAGTAACGACCAGCAGGGTCAGACCAACAGAAGACAATGGTGTCAGCGTTCAGCTGCTTCTTTAGGTCTTCCATCCGTCTGACCGCGTGGTCAAAGGCATCCTCGAAGAACGAGTGGAGCGTCCAGAGGCCATCACCCCAGTCGATTTCTTGCTCGACTACAGATGCGGCCTCGAATGCAAAGATGTCGCCATCCATAAGCAGGATGGTTTCACTCATTAGTGGGTCTCTTTCCAGGAGTCACCTACAGCGAACTCGCAGTCCAGCGGACAGCGGAACGTGAAGTACTCCTCAGTTATTTTGATGGCTTCCTTGACGACTTCACCCAGAGCTTTGGCTACGTGCTCACCACGGAATGCAATCTGCACTTCATCGTGAACCCAGGCACAGAACGCATAGTCACCGTCCCAGCCATGCTTGAAGCCGCGCTCCTGCATTAGCCGGTCGATTTCCACCACCCACTTCTTGCAGACCAGCGCACCAGCCCCCTGAAGCAGGAAGTTCAGTGCCGCATGGGCTGACCGGACGTAGATGAGGCGACCGTCCAGACCGAACAGATGTCCACGTTCAGCCGCAGCTTTGACGGCGTCACGGAGATTCCTGATGGCAGGAGTGTTGTCGAGGAACTTGCGTTTGATCTTACGGCCAGCCTTGACCTTCTCTTCGGGCGTACCCTCAGGGCAGACAATGGCTCCAATAAGTTCATCCCCTGCCCCATAGAGGAAGGCGTAGATAAACGTCTTGGCGAGGTCACGGGTTGCGAGACCAGCGGCCATCTGGTTGGCGGTGTGGATGTCACCTTCCAGAAGTTCACGGATGTAGGCACCACCGTCGAAGGTGGCCATGAAGTGTCCGAGGCACCGGAGTTCCAGACCTGAGGCGTCAGAGCCAAAGAGCTTCCAGCCAGGAGGAACGGTGAATAGCTCCCGGCACTGCGGGCCGTATTCCACCTTACCGCTGGGAACCTGGGCGACGTTGGGTCTGGAGTGTGTGGCCCGACCTGTGGCTGCACCACCGGTATTCACTGACCCATGGATAAAGCCTTCTGGAGTCACACACTTAGTCCAGGCCTGCTCACCGTCTGCCAGTTGTGATAGTCGTTTCACAACCATGAAGTAACGGGTCAGAGCCTTGGCTTCCGGGTACGGGAGGTCACCCAGAACTTCCTCATCAATCTTGGGTTGGCCACCGTCAGTGAAGACTGTAGGCACCCAGTTGTAGAGGTCTTTCAGACGCTTTGCGATGTGCTGACGTGAGCCTGGGTTGAACTCAACGTACTTGACCTCACAGAACGGGGCGTCAGCCGTTCGGTCAGGCATGTAGGGGTCTTTGTAGCAGATGGTCTTCTTGGGTTTCTTCAGGGCGGTGAACTGATACCAGCACCCGAAGATGTCCTTGAGTTCTCGCTCAATTTGAACCTGTTGGAGGCGAAGCTCCATTTCCAGCCGTTCGGCCTTCTCCACGTCGAAGAAGAAGCCGTTACGCTCCTGTTGTGCCATGACCCAGCAAATTTGGTGTTCAAGCTGGATGGCACGTTCGGAGTAGTTCTTGCTGTCGATTAACTCAAGCAGGTCTAGGGTTACCCAGACGTCCTGCTCACAGTAATCAAGCATGTCCTCGGAGTATGTCTGCCAGTCTGTCTGTTCGGCAAAATCACCTTTCAGACGGTTCAGGCGATAACCCCAGGCTTTCAGGCTGTGGGCACCAAAGAGTTTCGGTGGCAGCATCTGCTTGCCTTCCAGTGTGTTCAGATGCCATGCGATGTCTTTCAGCTTGTTCTGCTGGTAACCATCGGTTTCCATGGACTGCCAATGCTGGAGGTCACCCTGTAGCTGCTCATACTTCCGGTATCTGCGGGTCAGGACTGTGTCCTTGTCACCGATGTTTGGGAAGATGAGGCGGCTGAGTACCAGGGTGTCGATGATGTTGTCACGACGAACCTTCCGGCCAGATAGCTTCTCCAGCGCGGGGTGGTCATACTTGATGCCGTTGTGGAACGCTACGGATGTGGCGCTCTCGATGAGGTCAATGAACTCGGACATCTGGTGTGGGCGGAACTTGTAGACCTTCCGGGAATCCCGGTCGATGGCCACCGCACACCAGAACCTTGAGACCGACTGCAACAGACCATTGGTTTCAATGTCTGCTACGAGCCGCATGTTGTGATTTATTCCTCTGGGTTGTAGACCACTCGAAGGTCGAGGAGATTCATTTCGACTTTCTGGTTGTTGAAGACCTTACGGATGATGTTCGTGCTCACTCCCTGAAGGAATGGCTCAAAGTTCAATTCACCGGCCAACTTGAGGATTTCAGCTTGGGTCAGTTCGATGTGGTCAATCTCTCTGGCCTGTTCAGCAGCCTTAGCCTTCGCTTCAGCCACGCGTTCGGTAATCGTCAGCTCATCTTTCAGTTTCACCTTCAATATCCGTACTCCTCTTGTTCGTTGTGGAACGCACCCATCGTGTACTGAGAGAGCAACCCGGTGTCTGTGTCGTAGCTCAGGCGTATGGTTTCGCCTGTGGCCTGACCCGTGTACCGGTCTTTGAGGATGCGTAGAATCGTGGTCTGGCGTTCCTCCAGGTCATCTGCCTGTTGGTTGCGCTCAAGACCAAACATGAAGTGCGCCCAGAAGCCGATGGCGCGTGAACCCTTGAATTGACGTATGGTTACCCGACCGCCTTCTTCATGGGACGGCCCTCTGTCCGGGGTTGTGAGGTGAGAGATAACGTGGAGGATGATGCCGTAACGCTTAGCCAGAGCGGCCATACGTGCGGTTATATCTTCCAGTACCTCTTTCTCGTCCTTGTCGCCACCAGTGGCCAGAGCCGTAAGGTGGTCGATGTAGAACATGGTGTAGCCTTGGGAGGCCAGGTAGATGATGGCTGGTTCAATCTCGTCCCAGTCAGTGCAACCCCAGGAGTCCCAGATGGTCAGGCGCTCATCCAGACCTGGGTCATCGAGCACAGCGTCCATCTCTTCCTGAGTCCACCCCGAGTCTGGGATGTGGAAACGACGACCAGCAATCTTACCGGCGAACCGTTTGCCCAACTCTGCAGGTGCCATCTCCATGTAGAAAGCGGCAACCTTGTGGCCCAGAACCTTGACGTCATACGCCATGGACTGAGTGAACACGTCGGTCTTACCCACGCCTGTACCGGCACCGAGGAAGTAGACCTCCCCAGGCCTACGGCCATACGTGAGCTTTGTCAGGGTGTCCAAGAACCAGGGGTAACCCCATTCGACCGGCTTACGGACTAACTCCTTGATGTCCTTGAGGGACAGGAGACCAGCGGGCTTGTACTTCTTGGCACCCCAGAATGCGGCCATGAGTTCTTCTACACGGCCTGCCTTGAGCATCTCGTTGGCGTCTTTCAGCGGCAGGTTGATGACCTTGACGGTCTTGTGTAGGAGAAGCTTCGCAGCTTGCTCAACGGCCTGTTGACCTTCCTCATCCATGTCAAACGAGAGGTAAATCTCATCGAAGTTGGCGAGGTAATCCAGGTTATCCGCGATACACTTCTTGGCTGACTTCGCGCCATTCATCAGGCTCACAACGGGGTATTTATTCCCCTGCACCTGACTCCAGGTCAGCATGTCAATCTCACCCTCGGTGATAATCAAACGCTTACCACCGGAGAACAGGTGCATCCCGATCAAGGGCTTCGGCTTAGCCTGACCCAGAGTGATGAAGTCCTTGTTCTGGAACTTCACCTTCTGGGCGACGAGCTTCTGATTCGGCAGTCTGACGTCGCAGACCTGCACTGGTTTACCGTTAAATCGGGCAACCCGGTAGCCAAACTTTTGGCATGTCTCCTGGTTAATGAGCCGAGCTTGAAGGGGTCTGTAATCCCCCATGACTGGCTCGAAGTCTACGGACTGATTAGCCCGCACTTCCCCGCCCTCTGGTGGTTCCCAGTGCTCACAGCCGAAGCAGTAAGCATGGCCATCGGTATACCGAGCGAGGTTGTCCTTGGAGCCACACCCAGGGCATGGCTCATGCTGAAGAAACTCGCTCTCCTGCTCCATGTGTTACACCAGTGTCAGTTGACGTGGCTTACCAATGGCAAGGCGCAGGTTCTGGCAGTAACGCTCAGTCATCTGCGGGAGTTTCTCAGCGATTGTTGACGGCGACCCATGGAACATCAGGTTGTCAATCTTGCGGCGGTAGTACTCAGAGCGGGCCTTGTAGTCCGGGACATACCGCACATAACCGTCACCGATTTCTTCCGCTTTCATGGAAGCACCTGTGTTGTTCAGGTCATAGATTCGGGCAGCAAGGCGTGTGATTCCATAGTGCTGAATTGCTTCCCAGGAGGTGATGCCTCCATTCTTTCGTACATGCTCAACAATGAGTTGACATTGGGTTTTACCCGATGTCGCAACTTGTTGGGTTGAAGCCATAGGTCACCTCCTCAGGTGTTAAACGATGGTGTGAAAAAGGGGTTCTACTTCGGGGTACTGCTCTTGCAGGTAACCGATGAGTCCATTGAGCGCGGCTCTTTGGCCTTCTGTGTACTGATCGTCAGAACCGACGAGCACTACGAAGATTGAATTGGCGTTGTAACGAGGGTCGACGTTGCCGACTTCATCACGGGCACGTATGGCCTTGTAGGTGTTCTTGTTCAGAACGTCGCCATCACGCAGGATGACGTAGTGTGCGCCGATACCATTGACCCCGAGGTCGCGGTACAGACACTCGACGTCCCAGGCGGTCATATCTTCAGAGGCTGAACCCACACTCAGGACAACGATGTTCTCCGTCGTCTCTCTGGTGCGGTACATGGTCTTTGTCTCCTTCTTGGGTGTAAGGGTCTAAGCGGAAGCGGATTGTTTCTGCGCCTTTCTCCACGATGAATTTCTCTACTTCGAGCTTGTAGATGCGGTTGTCGTTGAACAGATACCGTTTCTGCAGGCAGTCGATGAAGGGCTTGAGCGCGTTGTCGAGGTCTGACAGCTTGTTGCTGTAGTAGACCTCTGCGGTCAGTTTCAGCTTGCCTTTCGGTTCGAGCGGAAGGTCGGGCAAGACCCGCAGCATGTGACTTTCGTACATCCTGTAGGCCTTGCTCTTGGTTTTCTTCCCGAGGTAGGACTCATTCGCAGAAAGAGGCTTGAGGCCTGTCTCTACGAATGTGGTCATCAGAACTCGACGTTGCCCCCGGTGTCATCACCAGCGGCAGGAGCCTGACTGGAACCTTCCGGGTTGCTCATGGAAGGAGCGACATAACCCTCTTCCTCTTCAAAGCCGTACTGGGCAGCTGTGCCACCTGTGCCTTCACTCAAGGTGATGACCTGAACAGCTGCTGGTTCCATGCGAAGGCCACACTTCGGGGCCACGTACCATGTGAACAGGCGGCAGGATACTTTCAGTTCACTGCCAGGACGGATAGCGAACTCACCTTTGATCGGCTGACCAGATGCGTCGAAGAATGCGATGTTCTTCTCGAACTTATTGGCACCCGAACCGCCGAAACGCTTCATCTTAATTTTGAAGGTTACGGTGCCGGCGTCTTCGTCAATTTCATAACCCAGTTCTTCCAGCTTCGGTTTCTTACCAGTGGTAGCCTTGGTGACTTCAACGTGACGCTCAAACTCAGCTTCAACGAAGTCGATGAAAGCCTGAGATTCTTCATTCAGTGGGCAGACCAGATTGACCTTGTATTCGCCTTCAGCGTCAAACTTGGTGTCAGCCTTGGTCAGCCACGGGTAGTTAGCCACACCTTTCGGGGTGGTCTTGAACTTGTACTTACTTGCCATTTCGATTTATTCCTGAGGTCGAGACATCCTGACCTGAGAATACCAGTTTCGCGCAGCCAACTCAGCATCTACGCCATGCTCAGACTTAATGAGCGAGAACAAGGTGTCGGGAACGGGCATCTTCTGGTCGAGGAGTTGGTGGTAGAGAGTGATTGAGTTTCTATACATTGGTCACCTCCGGGTGATGATTGGTTAATCCTTTGGGACGACTTTATTGCCGTACCAGTGATATGCCGGAACCACCACCCAGAGGTTTATGGGCGGTAGACTATCGGACAGGACATGCGCCACCAGCGCACTCTGCGTCGAGCAGCTCGTCAAACGAGTTGGCTTCGGAGTCGAGGACGATGGGTTGGAGCTGGGAGGTATAGGCTTCATAGACCTCCTTGGTGACCACTTCCTGGGGTAGGTAGAGGTATCCCAGGTCAGCGGCGGTCTTTGTCGGGTCTGTCCGGTACAGGAAGGAGACGCCCACGTACACGTCCCAGTTGTCCAGCAACCACTTGATGATGGCCGGGACTTCACTCGGGTCGTAACTGATCGTCACGCTGGTGTTCTGTTGCGTCCAGTTCTGTTGCAGGAGCTTGTAACGCTCCAGCTGGCTCACAGCAGACTCCACGTTCACTTCCATACCGTCCACGTTGTCGAACGGCACGTCATCCCAGGACACGGGAAGTGTCGCCAGGACTGCTGACGGGTCGGTCGGGTGGTCAAAGACGCGATAGTTCGCAGCTTTGAGGATTTCAACCAACGGGTCATGCTTCGAGAATGCCACGTTGTTGAAGATGTAGCGCCCAAGCGGTTTGTGGACACCTTCGGTGGTATCCATAACCTTGCTCAGGGTGCCCGAGGGCTTAACACAGGTGACGTTCTTCGGGCGTGGAGTTCCCAGTTCGTCAGCCATGGAGTAGGCAGCAGAGGTCGCCACACGCTGCATATCGGTGTATTCCCAAGCGCCCAAGTCAGGACGGCGGGCAATGCCGGTGAGACCGACACCACAGAGACGCAGGTGATAGTTGTTCAGGTGCCAGGACTCCTGCAGGATACCATCTCTCAGGTCAACACAGGTCTGCCGGTAGTTGGCCCGAGCTGCAATGTAGAGCGCACGGAGCAGGCCTGCGGGGTCATTCTTGAACTTCGCAACGTCGACCTCGGTCAAGTTACAGAAGCTCTTGTTGCCCAGTAGGATTTCCACACACGGGTTGCAGCCCCAGAACCATGGGGCACGGCGCCGAGCTGCCTCAGCATTGATGAACCCAGGCTCAGACCCTCCGGCCTCCAACATGAGCCCGAAGATGTGTTCCAGTTCTTTCTTGGAGGGCTTCTTCTTGAACAGCAGGGAGTTGTTGGATTGAGTCCGGTGAGCGTTGTCGTACAGCCAGAAGTCTTTCTTGGCGACGGCAAACTCTTCCCATTCCTCTTCGTCCACCGGGAAGATTGCAATCTCGGCACTGCGACGTGAACTCAATACGGTGCCCAGGTGGTTCTCAAGGTCGAGGATGTCCATCCGGTTCAGAAGACAGCCAGCCTTACGGTTCAGAATCTGTGCGATCTTCTCGTAGGCATGGGCAATCTGTTCGTCACCGGAGGAAATCCAGCCGTAACCAGCGAGACGTTCACCGGCAGGCCTGATTTGGGAGAAGTCAAGCACCAGCTTGTGCGCCGGGTACTTACCAGCAAGTAGCTTGCCGATAGACTTTGCCCAAGCCTTCGCGCTGTCTCCGACGGTGATTGTCCATACGCCATCCTTGAAGGTCTCAGTATTGTGTTCATTTCCACCTTTACCAGTTCGGGTTGACCGGATGACTTCGATTTCGGGAATGCGCTGCATGAACCCAGTCAGGGTTCCAATCACGGGGCTGAAGCCTACGCCACAGCCTTGCAGTAGAAGCCAGAGGCTATCCACTACGTCGTACACCGTCTCAATACGGAGGAACGAGCAGTTGAACTGAGAGGCTTCACGGGTCTTGGCGACATCAGTACCACCCAACCAAAGGGTACGTCCTGACATCGAGACCTTTCGATCAAGCATCAGCTCACGGAGTTCGTTCAGCTCCATGCGTTGGGCATGACTCAGCTCATGGCCTTGGGCACGTTCCCACAGCCATCGCTGGTGTCCAATGACACGGTTAACGGTTTCCGCCCAGGTCTCGAAGACAGTGCCTTCAAGGTTCAACGGGCGGTTGTAGGTTCTTCGGGTTACGATCTGGGAGCGAACACTCTGGGTCATGCTTCCAGCTCCTTGCGGTGCCGGAGGTGTGACAGGATGAACTGCATCCCGGTGATGTACTGACCATCAGGTAGGCCCAAGGTTGGGACTGATCGTACCTCTTTTGGGAACTGTTCGACGTCATCGACCAGCTCCAGGTTACCCATTAGGTCTTCAGCGTGGAGTGCCAGCTTCAGGGCCTTGCAGGGGCTACAGGTTTGGGTTGTAAACAGCTTCAACGGTCGTCACCATTTCCTTGTAAGGTATTGTTTTTCTTGCGCTCCATGAGCTTCTTCAGGTTGAAGTAGGCGGCATCGCCCATGGCCAGACCCATGACCTCACAGAGCTGGGCGATGTACCAGAGGACGTCACCGAGTTCTTTCTCCAGGTCTTCACGGGGCAACTCGTCGTAATCACCACGGAGGAATTTCTTGACCTTGCCGGCCACTTCGCCTGCCTCTGAGACAAGACCAAGGGTCAGGTACTCCAGGGCTTTGTCCTTCGGGTAAATCGCGGTTGCTGAGGTTTTTTCTTGGTAGTCGTTCATGTACATAGGTCAGGCACCTCCCTTCACAATCAATTCGATGGATTCATCAAAGAAGTCACAAACGTCAGAGACAAACTCTCCGAGGTTCAACTCACCGGCTGAGTACCGAGCGATGAACTCGGCACCAATGGCTATCGGTGATAAAACGATGAAGGTGACACCCAAGGTGCGGGCTACCACATGCTTGAGGGTCAACTTGAATAGCAACTCAGGCTTCGTCATTGAGTTCGACCTCCTTCTTGACGATGGCGTGGGCAATCTGCCGCTGTTCGCCGTAGATGATTGCTGAGAGGACACCTGGGCGGTAATCCAGTACGCCGGCCCATAGTGTGTAGTCCCGGAGGTATGTGATTCCGTTGTAGCTGACCGCAACACGTATGGTGCTGTAGCGGTCTTGTGGTGTGAGCTTGGTCACCGCCCAGGAGCCATACTTCTTCACCCATGCCAGGGCTTCTTCAAAGGTCATGCTTTCTCCTTGGCTTTCGCCCAGATAGACGCGAGGTCAGGACTATTGGTTAAAATCTCATCGACAGCCTGGGCGTAGAGCCGGACTTCCTTCTGAGCGTGTGGGTCAAGACGGAGCTTACAGATACGGGCGTAGTCAGCCAGAGAGCCTGTCTCCCAGAACTCTGTGAGCATGGCCTGAGGCAGAACCATACGAGCCTGCTCTGGGCAAACACCATCAGCCATAAACTCTGCGTAAATATCCTTGGCGTTCTCTGTCATGAAGCCCATGTTGATGTTGGAGCCCACACTTACCTTGCGAGTCACCACACCAGATGAACCCTGCTTGGCACCGTTGGTCGGGGCACCACGCCATTCCTCAATCTCGAAGAACTCAGGCTCATCGCTGACGTAGCGTCTGGACACCTCGTTACGGGTCAGGCCTACCTGATGCTTGAACCACTGGCGGGCAATGGCTATCGGCATCTTCAGGCGGAAGGTCACGAAGTTGAACCGTGGGTCATCGTCCAGCTCTTCATCGCAGTAGTTGACCAGGACACTGTTTGACGGCACATCCTCGGCTTCTGGAAGAAGAAACATAGTGGAGTACTCAGCAGCACGGAGAAGACCGTTGATGATGGCCTGACGGTCGTCTCGGTGCAGTACTGGACACTCCAGGAGCTTCGCCCAACCGTAAAGACTCATGTTCAGGTTCAGTCCGCCACCTTGGTTCAGGTGCCATTGAGCACCGGCAACACCCAGAGGCCCAAGTTCATTGAAGAGTTGGGCTGCCAGGATGAACCCGTAGTCCAATCGGAGACCAATGCGGACATGACTGAACGGTGTCCAGTGGTCGTGGTCAGCGAGGTACTTGATGAGTTTGATGTCGCGGCCATCCAGCTCAGAGCTGGTCTTGGCGAAGGAGACCCGTGCTGCGTTAACTACAGTCAGGTCGTCGTTGTCGTGCTCAACGCGCTGCACGAAGCCATTGGATACTTCAATCATGGTCGCTTCTCCTCAGATTACGTGTACTTCAGGAATACCAACGGGCTTGTGCTCCGGGTACTTCTCCTGCAGTCGAGCCAGACGTCCGGCAATGCGGCTCTCGGTTTCACCGTGGCGCATATAGGTCAAGGTCTTGTTCTCGAAGTCATTCTTAAAGGCTTCGGTGGCGTAGATGTTGCCGTCGTTGCTTCCAACTTGGCACAGACCAAAGTCGAAGTCTTCCATCAGCTCATCCAGGCCCATGTTTCGGGACAGGAAGATGACCTGTACTGGAACCGGGGTGTCAAACTCAACGATGTAAGCGATGTTGCGCTCATTGCCGAGGGTTGAACCGGTGGACATCTCCATCTTGGGCTCACCGAACAGCTCAACCAGGGCCTTCATGGCGGCGTCTTGTCTTACTTCTTCGACGTAGACCCAGAGGTCAATGTCCTTGGGAGGAAGCTTGTGAATCAGGTCACGCAGGACACCGCCTGCAATGAACACGGGACCATTAATGGCTTCTTCGACGGCTGCGGCCAGGATTGCCAGAGGCTGGGGAACTGCTGCACCTTCAAGACAGAATATTTTGGTCATGCTCATCTCCTCAGTGTTTGACTTTCAGACGGCCTTGACCGTCGTATTTGGAACGGGACTCTTGCGGGTGACGTCCGGGCTTGGTCTTCCAGCCAAAGGCAGTAGGCTCGAACACTTCGCAGTACTTCTCGAAGCGGGCCATGGCACGAATGAACATCGGGTCTTGCATTACTGGGTCAGCGAACAGGTTCAGGGTTTGATTCATGGGGCGCACCTCCTCAGGTGTCAGAAAGTAAAAAGCCCCGAGACGTGAATCTCAGGGCTGTTTCGATTGGTTAATCCTTTGGGACGACAAAAAGGTCAGAACGGGTCTCGACGCTTGACCGGCATATCCTTGAAGCTTGTCTTGAAGACACCACAGGTCACGGCTTCGGTTGCTTCCAGGATGAAGAACACGGTGCCTGGGTTCTCTTTAGCCAGACGCATGGCTTCGGCTTCGGCTGTGTCGCGGGAGTAATGAACGGCTTTGGGGGCGTGTTGTAATTTGTCTCTGTAGCCTGGAAGGCCACGGGTAACTTCACTGTTGACCACCATCCAGATTGGACGGACGGGTTTCTGGTCGCTGAACTTCATGTTTGGGTACATGGTCACCTCCTCGGTGATAGTTGGTGGTTAATCCTTTGGGCCGACAAAAAGCCAAACTCAGTGTTGGTGCGGGTCTGCGGGCCGGTTGTCTCTCGTGATCGTCACGCCCTTATAGGTGAAGGACAGGATGTTGGGGTCTTTCTGCTTCAAGCCGTTGAACCGTCGTCTAGCCAGGATGGCAAGCTCTTCCAGCTCGAAGTCCTGAGCCAGAATCTTTGTGACCCTGTGGCCCTGGTTCTTGGCGTCATTCATGACGATGCGTATTTCCTTCAAGATGTCGCGTTCAGAGATGAAGTGCATGTTGGTTCTCCAGGTGATAGTTGGTGGTTAATCCTTTGGGTCGACAAAAAGCTCGGGGTACATGGTGCGCATTTCCCTAAGGCTTGTGGCTTACTTCTTGATCACCCTTAAACGGACGCCCATGAACTCACCCTCGACTTTCTTCATCGCGTATGAGGACGGGTGCATGTGGCTCTGAGCCAGACCTTCTAATTGGGCTCTGAGCATGTCCCACTCTTCCTCTGTGAGTCGTATCTCTTGGATGGTGTCGTTATTGGCCCGTGCGTAATGGATGGTTTGTTGAAGCTCATGCGCTATGTCGCGCTGGTAGATGACTTCCATGGTTCTCTCCTCTGGTGGTTAATCCTTTGGGCCGACAAAAAGAAAAGGCCCCCGGTTGGGAGCCTTTGGTTGCGAGGTCAGGACTATTCAGGCAAAAGCATAGAGCGAGTTCAGGATAGACCCGATGTCGAGACTACCTGCAGAAGGAACAGATGCAACTTCCCCACGGATGTCAGGTGGAAGCTGGGCCATGAACTCCTCCCGTAGGTTCTCAAGCACAGGCTCTTCGTACAGGCGCATGAAGGCTTCCCGGATGACCCGGAAGAAGACGTCAGTGTCTGCCGCGTGTGTGCCGAACGAGTCATGGATGAGTGCGAACGAGTCCAAGCCCTCAGTCACCGATTGAGCGACAAGCTTCAGCAAGTGACTGGAGTCCAGGCTGTGGGTCACGTTGGGACTGATTGCATTACCGGCACGGATGATGTCCATGGCTTCCATATCTTCCTTGATGGACAGGTCAATGGCCTGACCGAAGATACGGGTCTTTACCTTACGCATGGTGAACTTCCGGTAGTTCTGGCATACCGGGAAGCCCAGCGGGGTTGTCCAGCGCACAGGACGGCCCTGAGAGGCCACCAGACGGGCGATACCCTGCATCCACTCCATAGCCTCAGCAGCCTTCAGTACGGTCTCACGGACGTACTTGTAGAGTAGCTTGGCCATTACTCCGGCAGCATCAAACCCATCGTTGGCGAACGGGAACAGCTCACGGTATCCCCTCTCGTCAATCGCACGGCTGTTCAACATCTGGTCTACCTGTTTCTTCAGTGGCCGGATGGTGTCCTCCATGACCTGCTCCTTGAAGCCAAACTCCTTGGAGCCATACGGGAAGGTCATGACCGAACGCTTGCAGTGCTTACGGGTGACCCCGAGCTTCAGCCAGTGGTACATGGCCACGGCGTAGTTGTACTCGCGGCGTACCTCACGCTCGGCCTTGTCCTTGGGCGGCACCTTGTCGCTGATACGGTTCAGGACTGCCGGCCACTTCTGTCCGCTGGCACCTTTGACCTCCCGCAGGTAGTACGCCTTGGCGATGGCCAGGGCCTTACGCTTAGCTTCTTCCTCGGAGGTGCAGTCACCCATGACCTCCTCCATGTGGTTCACGACCTTGTTCATGACCTTGGTGTAGATGTCTGCAGGTTTAGCTGCCGGCACCAGATTTACAGCTGCACCGGTAATCTCACACCGCAGGGCCATCCCAAGGTTCTGAAGCCCGGAGCATGAGCCGTCGAGGTCGATGGGCATATGGGACACGTACTCTGCGCCCTGCTCTACGATACCCTTCAGCTCACAGCAGGCAGCGTAGGCCTGGAATGGCTTGTCGGCTTCCTCCCAGAATCGTTCCGAGATCGGGTCTATTGCACATGCAATGAGCCTACTGGTGTTGTCGTCCACCCACTGGACACGTTCATCGAATGACACCTTGTCCACACCAAACAGGTTGGCAATGTGTATTTTGACCCAGCGTACACCACGGGTTCCAACCTTTTTGCCCTCGGCAAATTCCAGCAGACCCTTAATCCAATCCGCCGTCTGCGGGCTCAACTGAGGGACAGCGTACAGTCGGCCCCGGAAGTCCAGCTGGTGTGGGAAGTAGATGCGGTCGAACTCCATGAACTTCTTGGCGGTGTTCATGACCATGTGGTAGGTCACGCGTTGACCCCGGTTTGCCACATTGGCGTCATAGGCCATGGCCGCTTCCTTCCGGTAACGGTTCCACTCGTATTCCTTCTGCTCAAAGTCAGCCGGAAGCTGGGGTTTCTTCTTGCCCTTGGGGCTCTTCTCGTACTCTCTGATGGCACGACGAAGGTTGGCATGTGCCTCGCCCCAGGTAGGCTTCTGAGGTATCTCTACGTCGCTCATGGAGGGCATCTTGGAGCCTTCAACCGTGCGTCCCAAAGCCTTCAGTTGATCATGAAGAGCAACGACGTGTGGTCTGATACGCCAAGCGGTATCCTGGGCGGCATTGACCGCAGCCAATACCTCAGGCATGTGAGCAGACTTCAGCTCCTCCAGATAGTTCCGATCTCGGGTCTTTACGAGACGAAGAGGCGGACTGTAGGCGCTGAGGTAACCACCGCCATGGGACATCCCCGGCTTCCAGGGAACCGGTGGTACAACCATTGGCTCGTACACTGGCTTGACCGTGGACATGAACTCGATGTTGTTCTCAATCCAGCTCATGGTTGTGTCCGTGGCGATGATGTGCTTCACGGTCTTGCTGCTGCCTTTGACCCCAGGCTTCGCGATGTCTTCCACGGTCACGAAGGATGGGAGGGCTGATCGGCAGACGTCAATCAGGTAGCGTCCAACCTTGAGCTTCTGCTCCTCAGGCCATGGGTCACGCTCAACGCCTGCCATCCGGGCGACACGAACCATGGAGTCCAACTTGTGGCGTACTGCGTTCTTCTTTGCCATCAGCTCTTCCAGCTTGGCGACTAACCGTGCGTCATGCTCCTTCAGGGTCTTCAGGAACAGTTCTTCCTCAAGGGCCTTACCGATGGCCACAGCGACGTTTGTGTAGGGGGCGGAGGTTGTGATGAACCTCATGATTTCTTGCATGGTCAGGAAGGCTGCTTCCCGGTAACCAACTTGGGTTACGACCTCACCAGCCATGGCTTCCACTGATGGACGACCTCGACTGCTCTTCTCCTGCTGCTTCAGACTCAAAGCTTCCAGAGCTTGGGCAACCTCACCCATGCGATGTGCAATGTACCGAGAGCCATAACTTGTGTCTGACTCCTGGCCACGCTCACGGGCCTTCTCCAGGTTCTTCATGAAGCGATTCTGACCCATCTCAAAGCTACGCTCTTCCAGTGCCATCTGGAGGTTGTAGAACTCTGGGGCGGTACGGAGTTCGACTTCAAGTTCAATCTGGGAGTTGTTACTCATGGTTATATCCTCAAGTTATCTGAACTAGTAGTAATTGAACTAGTAGTAATGGAGCTATAAGTAATGGAACTTTAGGTTAGGAACTAAAGGTTATTGAGCTTTGGGTCTCACCTTTGGTGCGACAAAAAGATTTCGTATTTCTGTCGTCCTATTACCTAATCCATAGGGGCGACAAAAAGAAATGGGGTCTGTCGCGGGAGCGGAATAGTATCGAGGTCAGGACTAAAGTCAACAAAAAAAGACAGGCCCGGAGGCCTGCCTGAGGTCTGGATGATAGTCAATCCATCAGGTGATGATGGGCCTTGTCTTTCAGGTGGGTGTATCGTTCCAACATTCTGAGTGAAGAATGACCAGAGACTGCTGCCACCTCGAACAGGTTATTGGCCTTCCCGACCATGTCCGTGATCTTGGTGTGTCTGCAGTCATGAAGCCGTAGATGCTCACGGCCACAGGCCTTCCGTGCCCGAGCGTAGGCGTTCCTGATACTGTCTGGATGCATGGAGAATACCCGACCATTGGTCTTGTCTCCGAGCCACTCAGAGAGGATTTCCGTGGCCCTACGACCCAGTGGCACCTTCCTTGCGCTCTTGGTCTTGGTGGCAATATCCGGGAGGTTGATCACCCTCTCGTTGAGGTCTACCCACTCAGCCCGGAGGTAGACAATCTCGGACAGACGGCAGGCAGTCTCCAGTAGCAGCTCATACACAGCCAGGGGCTCACCGGACAGGTGGTTGGAGATTGCCAGACGGTCTTCAGGTCTGTGTACCAACTCACGGGCGTCATTGGCAGCGGGGAGGCGCACACGGCGTACTGGGTTCTCCAGCTCGACCATGAGCTTTTCCTTGATCAGGAACTCATAGACTGCCGAGATGTGGTAGACGTCCTTACGCACGGTTGCCGGGGAGACCTGTTTAAGACGACTGTCCATGTACCCCTTTAATTCAACGGGACCGAAAGTCTCGACTGTGTGGGCTCCCACGGCTTTCTGCACAGCCCTCAAGGTACACATCCGAGCCTTCAGTGTCTTCCGGGCGTTCGGGGTCTCAGCCTTGTCCTTGAGGGTCTCCATGACCTCCTCGAAGTACATCTCAAACGCGCTGTCGAGGGTCATCGTAGAGTTGACCAGCTGCAACTCCATCTCATGACCCCACGCTTCTGCCTCACTCTTGAACTCAAAGGTCTTGGATTTCTGGACAAACTCGCCGTCAACTTTGCGACGAACTTGTACTCTCCACTTGCCGTTTGGTTGCCGATGTAAGTGCATGATACCTTCCCTCAGATTTCAGATTTTGCGTTCTGCACAATCCGTCTGAAAGCAGGTAAACTGACCTCAGGCCTTGTCTACCAGTCGTTCACCCGTAAGTGTGACTGGATGTTATGACTACTCCTAAGGGGAAGGTAGCAGGTTCGAGTCCTGCCGGGGGTACCAAACAACCTTATTCAAGTGTTGTTATTACCCTCGACCACTGAACACTCTTGCAACCTGAGAGAGAAGGTCAACCGCCTCTAGCAGGGTGCCCGGGAAACGCCCCTGATTGACTTGACCCATCGGTACCCGGCAATCCCCAGCAAACCCGCAAGCAACAGTAATAGACTGGAAGGCTCGGGGACCTTGGCCGGCGCAATCTTTTTAAGGCGACCTGTCAGCCAGTAGTAGTCCCCAGAGTCCCGATTGCCAACGTGCGCACCCTCAAACGGTGCGGTTAGGTGCAGGTTGTCGAAAATATCCTTGCCGGCCTCGAGGTAAAACAGGTCGAGAAAAAGGAAAAACTCAAAGTTATCCACCACAAAGGGTTCGAATCCGTTCTCGTAAAGGGCGTCGGTATCGGATATCGGTTGGTCATACATCAACGGCACAAGCCCAGTCCAACTGAACGTGATCGGGTCACTGGTAAACTGAACAGAAACCAGGCCACGCAGCACCGAATCAACCTCGATGATCGCGGTGGCATTATGACTCTCGTACGGGTTCATAATGGGGTGGTCGTAGCTGTAGGTGATTAGCGCGGCGTTTGCGGCCGGCGCCAAACAGGCAAGCACAATAGTCAGTAGATTCTTCACGCGTTCAGTCCCTCGATTTACCTATGATCCATCAGGGTAATTTAAAGCAATTATCGAACCATGGCACGTATCACTGGGTTTTCAAACGACCAGCAAAACGGCGCACTACTCACATGTAAAATATTCTGACACCGAGAATTTGGAGCGCTCACGCATTGCTGCGTCCAGTTTGGGGTTACAATGCCGCCTACCCTGTCACCACCGGAATCCACCGAATGGCCCGCTTTAACGAAATTGGCACCGCAACCATCCCCGGCAACGGCACCCGCTTGCGCCTGCTGCAGCGCAATGACGAGTTTTCCATCAAGATCGCCGGGGCGCCTGGTGAACTGATGAACAGCCGGTTACATGGTTCTGAAGATGCCCTGGCCACGCTGGCCTGTGAACGCCTGAGCCATCTGCCAGAGCCGCGGATCCTGATTGGCGGGCTGGGGATGGGTTTTACCCTGGCGGCGGCATTGGCATCAACCGGTGAAAAAGCGCGGGTGACCGTGGCGGAGCTGGTCCCGGAGGTTGAAACATGGAACCGTGGGCCCCTGGGCTCAGCGGCCGGCTATCCGCTGAACGATGCCCGAGCCCAAGTGCACATAGGCGACGTAGCAGAACTTCTGAGGCAGGGTGATGGCAACTGGGATGCCATTCTGCTGGATGTCGATAACGGCCCGGAGGGCCTAACCCGCAAGGAAAACAACTGGATCTACTCACCCGAAGGCATTGCCGCTGCCCAGAAATCCCTGAGCAGGGACGGCATTCTGGCCTATTGGTCCGCGGGCCCGGAACACGCTTTCACCGAACGGCTGCGCCGGGCTGGCTTCTCGGTCGAGCCAGTCGTTGTGCGCGCCCTGCGCCCCGGCAAAGGCGCGCGCCATACCATCTGGCTGGCCTGGTAAGCATTGCGGCGGGTTCTGACCCTGTCATTGCGACATTTCGATAAAGTCATTCGAAATGCAGGTTCATATGAACTAGGCTGGACTATAAAGCCGTAATGTTTCGACGAAGATCGTTTCTTTGCAGAAGCACTCAGGAGGTATTTCCATGAAACCCTCAGTGAGTATTACCGGTGAACACCAGGCCCATAAAGTCGCTGCGATATTCGAAACCGAATCGGATGCAAACGGCGTAGCCCAAACATTGTCGCAAGATACCAGCCTGGATGATGAACAGGTTATTGTTGTAACCCCCCACGACCAACATCAAGGTGAAGCGCTGGAGCCCGAGAATAAGGGTATATGGCATACGCTGTTACGCTCGCACCTCTGGCTGGGCGTTGGTGGCGCAATCGCAGGTTTTATTCTGTTCCTGATTCTCAGTGCTGCCGGTGTGGGCTTTATTGTGCAGAACACCATCGCAGCAGCGGCCGTTCTGGCTGCGCTTGGCGGGGTACTTGGCTTACTGCTCGCAGGCGGCGTTACTCTCAGGCCTGACCACACCCCTTACGTTGTGAAAGCCCAGACTGCCCTGACCGAAGGCAAGTATGTACTGACAGTCCATGCCTCAAGCTCGGAGCAGCTCAAGGAGGCCACAACCGTTCTCAAAAACCGGAACGTCAAATTGGTACGCTCTATCTGAGGCCGCGAGCTTGGGTCCAGGAAGCCGGAACAAACCACAGGCAAACCCGCGTCATCCAGCGTAACAGCAACAGGAACGGCAGCAGAATCAGGAACCAGCCGGGTACCTGTACCATCCACGGTGGCACGCCGAGCACCTTGGCAGCGCCGGCGAACAGGTCGTTCAGCACTAGCGGGTGTCGAACGGCCACATAGGCCAGGGCAGCCACGGCGGGCCATTTGGCGTGACCAACCATAACCGAAGCCATGCGCCCGGCCCGGGCAAGGCGGGTGCTGTAAGCCGCTGAACGGGCAGTGACGGTAGAAGCCCGCGCCGTGGTGGCTGCCGCCCTGCCTGCTTTCAGAAACTTCACCGCACTGCCGATAACAATGGCATCCACGGCGGCCCAGCCCACATCGCTGGCACGAATGGGCTGATCGGTCCGATAACGGGATTCCAGGGTGCGAATGCCGCTGGTAAAGAACTGGGTAACGCCTTCGGTGATGCGATCGGTCCAGATCCACTCGATATTCCCGTCCGGGCCCACCACAAACTGACCGGTAAAATCCTGCCCTTCCTTGTTGGCAAAATTGACGGCATACCAGGCGCGCTGTTCGGGTGTGAGGGTTTGGCGGGTTCCGGCCACGCGATTCATCAGCTCTATCGATCTGACCGGGTTCTGGTAAAAATGGATAACCGGAGGTATCAGATACTCACCGTGGGCTTTGAGGGCATCCTGGAACTCGGGTTCCTCCCCGAATAACTCCATCAGCCACCTGGTGTGTTCCGGAAACACCTGGAGCGCCACCTGGGCCTTCAACAGCAGCAGGCGGTCGTCCCGATAATCAAGCAGCAGAGCCTGCACCGGCAGTGGCTCGGCAAGCACGGCCGAACGGGCGCCGAATACATCCTGGGCATGCAGGCGTACCAGCCGCTCTTCCACCGGTTGCGGCTGGAACCGAACCGCTACCAGGATGGCAATAACCAGCGCAATCAGCGCCAGCCAGAGCACGCTCCGGCGACGGTGGGTTCTGAACAGCACAGGCTCTTGCAT